TCACAGCCATGGCTGACTTCGCCCTCACTTCCTCTGAGGAAGAGGACAAAGACGACGCGCCCAAATTCGACTTCTCTCAGGGAGAGACGTTGCTGGTCGCCCTGGATGACGGGAACATCTACCATGTCTCGGTCATCTCGGACACCAATGGCTGGTGCTCTTGTGAGCTCTTCTACGACGGGTGCATCGACTACATGATCGAGGAGGCCTGTTCCTTCGACGATCCCTTCGGGGTCTATGTCATCGAAGGCTGCACTGGAACCTACATCAAGGGGGACGGTTGGATGACCGATGATGATGCCGAGTTCTATCCAGGCACCATCCGTCCAGCCACCCCGGAAGAAAGGGAGATGCTCTGAACCATGTTGACCATCACACCACACCACACCTTGTAATGGTTAGTTGTGCGGAGTAACCTACCTTCGCTGTCAGCTAGGAGGAACTTGTGCCATACCTACCTATCCAGGGATATGAGCAAATTTATGAGGTCAGCGACCTCGGGCAAGTAAGATCCCTTGATCGACACACCACGGGTAAGGATGGGTGCATCTACCCATTTCGGGGAGTCACCCTTAAACCTGCTGTCCACAAAGACACTGGCTACCTCATGGTCTCCCTCTGGAAAGGGGGAGTTGGGCGACACCATTATGTCCACCGACTGGTTGCAGAAGCCCACATTCCCAACCCAATGGGATTGCCTGAAGTCAACCACAAGGATGGTATCCGAACCAACGCAACCGTTGGAAATTTGGAGTGGGTCACCGGACAGGAAAACAAGCAACATGCGGTAGACAGCGGACTGCGTGTTTATACCCACCGACTTACCAGAGACGAGTTTGTGGAGTGCATCCACGACATTATTGGTGGGGAGTCATATCAGTCACTGTCCGAACGTGTCCCCTATAAGGTCCCGTTCCTTTCAACCAAGCTCCGGCAGTTGGCCAAAGAACTTGGCTTGGAGCAGGACCTGGATAACTCCCTTCGAGAACAGCGCATCACAAGAGCGAGGATCAACGGTGCTAAACATAGCAGAGCTGATTGACTCGGTGCAGGAGGTGTCCCCCTCCGCCCATAACGTCAATCGCATCAACTCCATTGCTGACCACTATAAGAAGGAACGCCAAGAGAGCAAGACTCCCACCTTTGCTCTCACGCTCTGACCCCCTCTTCTTCGGAGGAGGGGGTAGAGCAAAGATACCTATCAGGGGACCTGGAAGACCATCGTCGGCCAGGGTTTTGCCGTGAAGGTCGCCAAGCAGATCGAGAAGCGATACCACGAGCTCTATGTGGTCTCGGACCAATGGGTCGCAGCCAAGCTCGATCAGGCCTCGATCGACGGCTATGTCACCGCAGCCTTCGGTCTTCGGGTCAGAACCCCTCTGCTTGCCCAGGTCATCCGGGGCAACTCCAAGACCCCCTATGAGGCCGAGGCAGAAGGCCGCACCGCAGGCAATGCTCTCGGGCAGTCCTGGTGCCTGTTGAACAGCCGGGCATGGGTCGAGTTCATGCAGAAGGTTCGGGCCAACCCGGACATGCGCCTCAAGGTCCGGCCCTGTGCCCAGATCCATGACGCAGGCTATGCCCTGATCCCCGATGACATCGAGGTGCTCCAATACGTCAACGAGCACCTGGTCGAAGCCGTCTACTGGCAGGACCATCCTGACATCTCCCATCCCGATGTGAAACTCGGCGGGGAACTCTCCATCTTCTGGCCGAGCTGGGAGCATGAAGCTGTGATCCCGAACAGTGCCTCGGTGGATGCGATCTACGCAGTCATCGAGAACCATACGAAAAAACTCCGGGACAAGGGGGTCATCTGACCTCCCTGCCCGCACTCTGTAGGGGTGTTTTTTGGTGTTTGGTTCACGTCCGGTAATGCAACATTACCGGACACAGTGAGCCCCTACAGGGTGCGGCGCTTTGGCCCACCATTTCCCCATCAAAGCGCCGGGAGGCCCGCATGAACTTCGTCACTGACCGAAGCCTTGAGATCATTCGCAAGGCCCTGAACAGGCTCGACCTGCCAGAGAATGGCACCGGCCATATCGCCCCGCACCACATGGGTGCCCTGCGCGATCTGATCGAGCACTTCGATTACTATGTCGTGATCGGGGTCGGAGAGACCCAGGAAGTGGCCGGTGTCGTCCTCAAGGAGGACGGGCACTTCTACTTCATGAACGCCCGCAAAGCTGGCGACAACAGCTGCTTCATCCGGCTCGATGACTACCTCAGCGACTACGCGGATCTGACCCAGATCCATTGGTTCCTCGAGGATGTCCGGGCCGAATGGATGGAAAAATATGGTCAAGCCAAGAGCGCCTGAACCAAGGACCAATCCCATGACCAAGGATCCCTGCAAGGTCGGGGACCGCATCCGGTTGCTCGAGATGCAGGATGATCCCGATCCCATCCCACCCGGAACCACGGGCACTGTCACCAGTGTCCACCAGTTCCGTGGCCTCGGCCCCCGTCTCGAGGGGGCCTGGCATATATCCGTCAACTGGGATGTCAGTCGCTCCCTGGCGCTCTGCTATCCCCCCGACCACTTCGAGGTTCTCCATGGCCCGTAAACCCTCACCCCCGCTGAAGACCTATGACGCCGTGGCGACCTTCCCCATCACCAAAGCCGTGCGGGTGAAAGCCCGGAACCGGGAAGAGGCGATCGAGAAGGTCGCACGTGCTGTCCGGCAGAGCTACGGCGTTGCCTCAGAGAACATCTCCATGTGGGTGCCCTTCCTGGAAGGAGACCAGCAGTAACGAAACCAGAGAAGGGGTTCACCTAATGGGCTGGATCAAGACCTACGAAAACTGGCAGGTCATTATTGCCGAGCATTACGGCGAACTCGCCAAGTTCGGTGATGCGCAGACTGTTCGCATCATGCTCCGAGATGCTTCTCGAGAGGAGGCGTCGCTTGAGGAGCTTCTGATGAAACTCAAGGAGGCTCTGCCGCCCGACGATCCCTGGATTCCAAATACCCAGGAAGAACTGAAACGGGTTGTTGCCGCTAAGGATGAGCTGCGGAAGTGGCTCGCAGATCGAGGACTTGAGCCATGACCGACAAGCCCTGGAACGCTTCCCACATCAACATCGGGGAAGTGGTGCATCAATACCTCTATGGCTTTGACATCTCCGTGGAGCATCTGGACCGACGCCTCGACCCATTTGGCGCCACAGTCATCAGGGATGGGGTCGTGCTATTCACCGGCCTCTTCCCGACCCTCTCGGCCGCCCGTCAGTGGTGCGAGCAGAAAGTGCGGGAACGGTCATGACCAGAGCCCAACCCCAATACCTGATTGTCGCCAATCGCCGCTGCAAGACGCATCGGCCCGGCACCAAGCTGGTCTACACCGGCCCCAGGTCTGGCATCTGCCGTGGGTGGACCAGCCTGGGCCGCGTGAGCCAATGGATCGAAGGAGGATACACCTGATGACCGACCAGACGCCCCAGCCACGGCGGAACTACGCCCTGGTGGCTCTGATCGTGCTTTATACCGATCAGGCCGGGGTGCAACACCAGCACCCCATGAACCTCATGACGGACATCTCGGTCGGCTACCTCGGCCTGGCTGGCATCTCCATGCTGCAATCTGCAGCCACCACCCAGGCACTCGAGCAGCTGCCGGACAAGGAGATCACCGTGACCAACGTGGTGATCACCAGTCTCATCCCCATGGGGAACCTGACGCTGCACGAGCTGCGCCACAACCCCTTCCAATCGAAGCTCCATTCCTGAGAGGGAACCATGCACTTCTTCTCCAAGATCGAGAACGCCTTCGTGCTTCTCAAGACCGCGGGGGTCTACCGTCAGGCTGACCTCTATCGCCGCGGGGAGCATCTCTTCGCCAAGGCCGGTGCGGGCTATATCCGTCTCGGCATCTCGGGGGAAACCTCCGCCCCCAGGACCCATTGGCTCGAGATCGACCCTGGTCAGGACGCAGGCAATCTGGACACCCGTAACGGGGTCATGCCGGTCTGGCTCCCCACCAAATCCAAGAAACCCACCAAGCTCAAGGCAGCTTGAACCAAGAAGGAACCTGCATGTCTGCAGATATTGAACCCCGTCTCCGCAAGATCGTCTCGGAGCATCTGGACGTGGATCCTAACAAGATCCAGGAACATTCCGACTTCATTGGCGACCTCGGCGCCGACAGTCTCGACACGGTCGAGCTGGTCATGGCCTTCGAGGAAGAGTTCGGCATCGAGATCTCCGATGAGGCTGCCGAGGAAACCCAGACCTTCGGTCAGGCCCTCACTCTCGTGACCAAGCTCGCGGCCTGACAAAGGCTGTCACCCCCTTGGGTGCTCCCGAGGTTTTTTTCTTGGTTTGTGGTCCGCCGTAGGATACCACATCACACCGCACCACACCTGCAGGAGCACCCATGACTCTCTCCAATGTCACCAATATCCCCTTGCCGCTGGCCGTCTGGCTGGCCGGGGATGGCTACGATTTCAAGCGTGGCACCCGCAAAGCCATCTCGGCGACCTCCCTTCTGAAGGGTGTCCGTAAGATCCTCCTCGAGGAGCGTCTGCGGGATGAGGACAAGCTGCAGGTCGATGTCTCCCAGCTCATCGCCTCTCGCCTTGGCCACACGATCCATGACGGGATCGAGAAGGCATGGACCCATGATTATGCCGGAGCCATGCGGGCACTGGGACATCCCGAGTCTCTGATCGAACGGATCCGCATCAACCCGGAACCATACGAGCTCCGCACCCGCAACGACATCATCCCGGTCTATCTGGAGCAACGCACCGAGAAGGACTTCATGGGCTATGCCATCACCGGCAAGTTCGACATGATCCTCGACGGGGTGCTTCACGACTTCAAATCCACCTCCACCTTCGCCGCCGTTCATGGTTCGAAAGACGAGGATTACCGGCTCCAAGGCTCCATCTATCGCTGGCTCAATCAGGACAAGGTGACCGCCGACCACATGGTCATCAACTTCATCTTCACCGACTGGTCGAAGGCTGAAGCGCGGCGCCGCCCGGATTACCCGCAGCAGCGGGTCATGCCGCACCCGCTCCCGCTCTACTCGATCGCCGAGATCGAGAACTGGATGCGGGGCAAAATCCGTGCCCTGGAAGCAGCGGCCGATCTCCCGGAAGACCAGATCCCCCACTGCACCGAGGAGGAGCTGTGGCGATCGGACCCGGTCTTCAAATATTTCGCGGACCCGGCCAAGGCGCTGGATCCGAAAGCCCGGTCCACCAAGAACAGCCCGACCATGCTGGAGGCCCAGCAATATATGGCTTCCAAGGGTGGCAAGGGCGTCATCGTCGAGGTGCCCGGCAAGGTCAAAGCCTGTGGCTATTGCCCGGCTTTCCCCATCTGCACACAGAAAGATCTCTACGATCTCGAGTGAGCCCCGAACCATAGGAGCAGCTACAGTGTTCGATCTACACAAGGTCCCCCATCACAAGGCCATCGAGGACATCACGCAGCTTGTCTGCGCCGAGGTGGGCAACAAGGATGCGGGGTTCTTCCGTCCGATCGTGGCCTATCACCTGATGGTTGCGGCCGCCACGATGCGGACCCAACTCAGAACCAATGACCGGGGGGACATCCCGGTCAACGGTTACGTCATCGCCCTCTCGACTTCCGGCTCGGGTAAAGGTCACGGCATGGGTGTTCTGGAGAACGTCATCTTCCGGGACTTCCGTCGCACCTTCATCGACTACACCCTGCCGCAACTGGCCGAGTCAGCGATCTGGAAGCACGCCATGGGCCGTGCTGCCAAGAACGGCACCGAGGAGCAGTTCGAGTATGACAAGCTCAATGCCGAATACGAGCGGGCTGGAGAGTATCTCTTCAGCTTCGACGATGCCCACTCGTCCGCGGTGAAGCAGTTGCGGGAGAAGCTCCTAATTTCCCAGGCCGGCTCGCTCAACTTCATCGTGGACGAGATCGGGTCGAACCTCGACAAGATCGCCCCCACGATGCCGGTCTTCCTGGAGCTCTATGACCAGGGTCTCGCCAAGCAGAAGCTCTACATGAACTCGGCTGACCGCAAGCGGACAGCCCAGATCGAGGGCAAGACCCCCACGAACATGATCCTCTTCGGCACCCCCTCGAAACTCTTCAACGGGGGCAACACCGAGGACACGTTCTATGAGCTTCTGGAGACGGGCTTTGCCCGGCGCTGCATCTTCTCCCTGGGGCATCCGAACCCGGCCTATCATGACATGACGGCCGAGGAGCAATACGACGCTCAATCGGACCCGACCAAGAAGGCCGAGCTGCAAGCCTGGGCGGATCACCTCGCCTCTCTCGCCGATACCGCCAAATACGATCAGATGATCGAGGTCCCCCGTGACGTGGGGATCAAGCTCATCGAGTATCGCAACTGGTGCGACGAGCGGGCATCCGAGATGCCCGAGCACAACGACATCCGCAAGGCCGAAATGGCGCACCGCTACTTCAAGACCCTGAAGCTGGCGGGCGCCCTGGCCTTCGTGGAGGAGTCCCCTGCCCTGACAGAGGGTCTTCTCCTCTCGGCCATCAAGCTGGTCGAGGAGTCCGGGGAGAGCTTCCAGGCGATCCTGTCACGGGAACGGCCCTATATGAAGCTGGCTCGCTACATCGCAGCCATGGGCACTGAGCTGACCCATGCTGACCTTGCAGAGGAGCTGCCCTTCTACAAGACCGGCGCAGGTCCCAGGAGCGAGCTCCTGACTATGGCAACGGCCTGGGGCTACAAACACCACATCATCCTGAAGCGGCGCTACATGGATGACGTGGAGTTCTTCTCGGGGGAAGCCCTGAAGAAGACCCAGCTCTCTGAGCTGCACCTGGCCCACTCGGAAGACTGGACCCAGGGGTATTCGGCGGAGCTTGCTCCATTCGATCAGCTCGATCGACTGGTGGCTTTGCCGGATTACAACTGGACTGTCCATGCTTTCAAGGATGGGCACCGGGCCGGTGACAACGTAATCCCAGGCTTCAACCTGGCCGTCTTCGACATCGACGGCACGGTCAGCAGGGATGTGGTTCACGAGCTCCTGGAGGATTACACCTTCATGACCTACACCACCAAGCGCCACACACCGGCCGCCAACCGCTTCCGCCTGATCCTGCCGATGAACTATCATCTGAAGCTCGATCGGGAGGAATACCGGGAGTTCATGGACAACATGCTCGAATGGCTGCCCTTCGAGGTCGATGTCGACGCAGCCCGCGACATCGCCCGGAAGTGGGCCACCAACGAGCATGCCCTCATCCACACGAACCAGGGCGAAAAGCTCCTGGATGTGCTCCCCTTCGTGCCCCGGACCAAGCGGAACGAGCAGCGTCAGGCCGACCTGAAGCAACAGACCAAGGAGCTGGGATCCCTCGACAGCCTGGAGCGGTGGTTCGCACATCGCTTCATGGATGGGGATCGCAACAACGCCATGCTGAAGTTCACCCTCGCTCTGGTGGACTCCGGCATGGATTACATCGAGGTCGAGAACAAGGTCTTCGCCTTCAACGCCAAGCTCAAGAACAAGCTCGACAAGGACGAGCTTCGTCGCACGGTGCTGGTGACCGCCAACAAGCGCATCCAGGACCGTCGGGCAGCCGGCATCTGACAATCCCCCCGGCCTCCGCCTCACGGCTCTGGCCGGGGACTCTGAGCCTCCCTGGAGGTGTGTTTTTGGGGTGTGTGCCCCTAAGCGAAAGGAACCATCCGCATGGATGCCACCAATGATCAGCTCGTCCTCGTCGCGGGCGAGAGCGGCTCCGGCAAATCTGCCAGCCTGCGGAACATCCGCAACCAGGAGAAATGGGTCTATCTGAACTGCGAAGCGGGCAAGCGTCTGCCCTTCCGCAACAAGTTCATCTCGGTCACGATCACGGATCCCTACGAGATCTTCGACTACTTCCAGCAAGCCATGGAGAACCCGGACAAGATCGACGGGATCATTATCGACACCATCACCTTCCTGATGGAGATGTTTGAGTCGATCTATATCAACCGGGCCGCCGATACCCAGAAAGCCTGGGGCGCCTACTTCCAGTTCTTCAAGGAGCTGATGCAGGAGAAGGTCGCAGCCTTCGGCAAGCCGGTTGTCATCCTGGGCCATACCCTGACCACCTATGACCAGAAATCCTTGTCGAACAAGGTCTCGGTCCCGGTCAAAGGTGCCCTGAAGAACAACGGCATCGAGGCCTATTTCTCGACCGTCGTGGCGACCAAGAAGATCGAGCTCTCGGATCTCGCCAAGTTCGACCAGAACCTGCTGACAATCACCCCGGAGGACGAAGCCCTGGGCTACAAGCACGTCTTCCAGACCCAGCTGACCAAGTCCACCACCGGGGAACGCATCCGCTCCCCCATGGGCATGTTCCGTCAGGATCAGACCTTCATGGACAATGATGTCCAGAAGCTGCTCGACCATCTTGACGAATACTACGGCGTCGCGGCTTAATCACAGGCCGCACACCACACCCCCCCAAACCACACCTCATCTCGGAGAACACGATGAGCAAACTCTTTGGCAACCTGAAGAACGACGGTCTCGAAGAGGCCGGCGACCGCCTGGGCGGAGGCCGTGAGCCGGTCGCCTCGGGCCTCTATGACGCAACCATCAAGGTTGCCTATGCCGGTCAGTCCAGCGGAGGTGCTCACAGCGTCACCCTGGTCCTCGACGTGAACGGCCAGGAAGTCCGCTCGACCCAGTGGGTCACCAACAAGGCCGGCGAGAACTTCTACCCCGACAAGCAGGACTCGAAAAAGAAGCATCCGCTGCCCGGCTACACCCTGCTCAACGACATCTGCCTCTTCGCCACCGGGGAAGAGCTGTCGGAGCAGAACACCGCGCAGAAGATGGTCAACATCTACGACTTCGACGAGAAGAAGGAAGTCCCGACCGAAGTGCCGGTGCTGACTGGTCTGCTCGGCAAGCCGGTTCACCTCGGCATCCTGCGGGTCATCGAGACCGTCCAGAAGAAGGGCGACGATGACAAATACTACGACACCGACAAGACCCGCACGTCGAACGAGATCGACAAGGCCTTCCACCCGGAGACCCATCGCACGGTCACCGAGTATCAGAAGGAAGTCATGACCCCCGAGTTCCACACCGCCTGGGGTGAACGCAACTCGGGCAAGGACCGCGACAAGACCAAGGGCGGCGGCAACGGTGCCGGTGCTTCTGGTTCGGGCCGTCCGGGCAATACCAATGCCCCGCCGACTGCCAAGAAGAAGCTCTTCGGCTGATGCTCCTTGTGGGAATCGACCCTGGATATTCAGGAGCCATTGCGCTCCTGGATGCCACCACCGGGCGGGTCACGATCCATGACATGCCCACGACTCCCAACCCCAAGGGCAAGCCTGAGCTCAATCTCCACAGGCTGGGCGAGATCCTGAAACCGGACCTGGATGGCTACTGCCCCGAGACCTGCATTGCAGTGCTCGAGAAGGTGGCCACCATGCCCGGCCAGGGGATCTCCTCAGCCTTCCGCTTCGGCCAGGGCTACGGCGCCATCGAGATGGCGCTCGTCGGCCATGGCTGGGAGCGGAACTACGTCACCCCCACCACCTGGAAGAAGTATTTCAAGCTCTCTTCCGACAAGGGGGTCAGTCGCTCTCTGGCGATGCAACGCTTCCCGCACTCGGCCGACCTCTTCGCCCGTGTGAAGGATGACGGGCGTGCCGAGGCTGCCCTCCTGGCGCTCTACGCCCGTGAGGTCGTCCTCCCTGCCCAGGGGCGGGCTGTCGCTTGACAGCTCCCCCAAACCACAACAACTCACTCTATGGAGCTGCCATGCAGATCACCCTCTCCGAAGACGAAATCCAACAAGCCGTCGTGGCCTTTGTCCGCGGTCAGATCACCATCGCCGAGAACCAGCAGATCGACGTGAACTTCACGGCCGGTCGGGCACCCAATGGCCTGACGGCCACGCTGCAGATCTCGACCGTCGGTGCCGCGATCCCGGCTCCCAAACCCATGGCTCGCCCCACGTCGGGCAACCCCTTCGGCAACATGAAGGCCCCGGCTCCCCAGGAACCGATCGCCAATATCTCGACCGGCGAGGAGCGTGTCCCCGTGATGGACACCGCACCGGATGCCGACCCGGAACCGGAAGTGGGCGAGCCCGTCAACTATGCTCAGGATGACACGGCTGAAGAGCCCCAGACCTCCGAAGAGCCGCCGCTGGTGAAGAAGGCTGGCATCTTCTCGAAGGCCACGGCCAATGTTGACGAGGCGCCGGAAGCGGTGTCCGATGATAAGCCCTCCCCGAAGTCGATCTTCTCGAAGACCGCCTGATCCATCCGGCCTGATACGACCAGAAAGCACCCTCCGGGGTGCTTTCTCTTTTCCCACTTCAGGAGGATCGGATGGCCATCATCCCCCGCACACCCTTCACCCCCGAGTCCATGGACGACCCGTTGACGCTCACTCAGCATCTCTTCGGTGAGACCATGGCTTCGCTCGAGTCCATGCCCCAGAACCGCATGACGGCTCTCGCCAAGACCAAGCTCGAGGAAGGATACTTCTGGCTCCTCGCCGCAGGAGCACAACCCGCATGATGAAGTTCATCTTCGGTCTCGGCTATGTCCTCGTCGTCATCGGCGTGATCGGCATTGCCCTCGGGACCACTGTGCTCTTGGTGCAACAGCTTCTGCTGCTCGGTATCCTGCTTCTGGTCGGCGCTGCTGTCTGGAAGTTCTGGATCATGCCGGAAAAACCCTGACCCCAAATAGCAGAAGCCCCCCTGCCCGTGATTCAGGGGGGCTTCCGTTTTGGCTCTCGGAGGTCTTTGGGAAAACTGGTTCGAGATCCTGGGAACACCATATCTAGTATCGACCGGAGGTTTAACCCCAAATCTTTCAGACAACCGTCTGATGGGTTTTCACTTGCCTTTTGATAGGGCCAAACTAATTCTGGAAGTCTGATCAATTCAATCGAGTTCCGGTTGAACCATGGGAGCCCAATCAGTGACTGCCCTGTCTATCCCCACATCCTTGCCTCCGGTCCTGCACCAGATCACCCTGAACACCGGGGAGATCCGGCACCGAGATCGGGCTGTCATCCCCGTGGATGTGTTACCGGGAGCCCTCGAAGCGATTGATCGCATGGTTCACAAGAACACCTGCATCCCCATGAACTTCGACGGTGAGTCCTGGCTTGTGGCCGGGCATGCAGAAGACCGCACCCTGACCATCACGCTCTGGCGTGGCACCTGGGACAAGCGGGTGCTCTTCCTATCGGCCGGCACAGCCCCGGATCTCGTCTCCGGCAAGGCTCTCTGGGCACGACTGCATGAGCACAGCTCCGACCCCATTCCTGACCCACCTCAGGACGTTCCCTGGATCGCCGAGCGGTTTGAACCCATCGGGTTACTGCTCCCCCAAACCACCATCTGGGCCATCGACTTCTCAGCCATGATCGGCTGGGCCTGGTTGGTCTATCTCGCAGCATTGGAACTCCCGGTCCATTGACCGGGAGTTTCCTTTTTGCCCTACCCTAGTCGAAGATTGCAGCGACCGGGTGGTTGAACGGGGCATCGAAGCCCATGGCCGGGCCGAACGAATAGGGCAGCCGTCCATCGAGAGTCGAGCCAAGGAAAGACCCATCCCAGGTGGTGGAAATCCCCGAGGCCGGGCCAACACCCCCCATCATGAACAGCGAGGTGAGCGGCCGGTCCCGCAGGGTCCGGGCCGCGATCTTCATGATCCTGAGCTTGTAGCTCCAGAACCACTGCAGACCCATGGTCTCCCGGAAATCCCGTCCCCGGCCCGGCAGACGGTTATACTGCACGAACTCTTCCCGGATCTGGTCGAGAGCATCCTCAGGCTTCATGCCCTTCTTCTTGGTCAGGTGATCATAGAGCACCGCCTTGGCCACGAAGTCTCCATACTGAACCATCCGGTTCAACCCCTGGAACAGGGCCGAGTCCTTGGTGATCAGCAGGTTCTTGGCCGTGCCTTGAGCCCAGTCCGGCATCCGGTTTGCGACCCGCTCCAGATACTCCCCCCACTTGCCTTCCCGGATGGCCACATCGGCTTCAGTCAGGCTTTCGGAGATCGTCGAGAACTCACCGCTCTCGATCAGGGGTGCCACAGAGAGCTTGGCATTGGCTCGATCCAGAACTGCGATCCGTGCCTGCAGGGCATCCCGACGGGTCGGGTTATTGATCACAGCCGCCATCTCGATCTGCAACCGCTGGATCTCTTCCCGGTTCTTCACATAGGTCGAGATCTCCGAGAACTTGTCCCGCATCCCGGTCGCAATGGCGATCGGGCTCACACCCACCATCGAGAGGTGGTAGATGTTGGACAAGATGTTCTGGTAGCCCACCACGATCGAGCGGACGATGATCGTGGTCTTGGCGAAGGATACCACGGACTCGACCGTATTCTCGAAGGTCTTGAGCTTGCGGAAGGCATGCACCCCAAGAAGACGTTCAGCCGTCTTCTGGATATTCTGCTGGGTTTTTTCATTCCAGCGGGAGATCCCGGTCCAGGCATCCGTCGTCGAGGCACGTCGGAAACCAATCGCATCCTCGACCTGATCCCGTTTCACCCACAGCTCGTCTTTACCGAAGACCTCATGGGCGTGCTGCTTCATCTTCCAGCCCATGGTTCCCCAGGCATCCCGAACCACAGGATCCTTTTGGTTCGGGTCCGCGACGTTGATGAACTCGGAGACATCGCCCTTGGCTCGAGCTGCATCATAGGTCTCTTTCAGCACCTCGAGCAGCGCGACGTTGTTGGCATCCGCCACATTCTCTTCGACGATCCGACCCATCCACACCCCGAGCATCCGTCCGAGGTGATCATCCATCGGCATGGCTTCGGTATGGGCAGGATCCATGGGGCGCTGGTGCCCGGCGATCTTGCCCTCCTTGTCGAAGATCGGCAGCAGGTAGTCTCCGGCAGGCAGGTTGTCGAGAGACCCTGGACGTGCCCGGCCGACCGAGAGCGCAATATCGGCGCTGTCATAGTCGGCAATCAGGCCAGCCGTCTGACCCGGCAGACGCTGGCCGGTATGGGCATCCACACCCATCCAAGTCTCGTGAACCGTCTGAGCCACCCCCTGACGGAAGGCAGTCTTGCCTGCCACCGTGGAGCGATAGTAGCCCCGCTTCGGCTGACGACCTTCGTTCTTGTCTCCGACATAATCCCCGACACGGGTGAACCCCCGCTTCAGGAGATTTGCTTGTTGGTCATCCTCGAAGACCATCAAGGCGGCACCTTCCTGCATCAGCCGTGGGATATACCCCTTCAGACCGTTGTTCTGCGCCACCTGGTTCAGAGCCCCGTCCCTGGTGATCCGCTTCATCTCCAGGGTTCGGGTGCCATTCAGGAAGCCGGTCAGGGTCTGCATCCCATCAGCCTCGTCCTTGGCCAGATCAGCCAGGGCCTTCTGCGTATCGGCATCGAGCTCGGCAAAGGCATAGAGGCTGGTCAGCTGGTCAATGGCAGTCACCAGATCTTCCGAGACGGGAGCCACACCCTTGGGTTTGTTCTCCCCGAACAGATGCGCGATGGCATGGGCGTTGGGCAGCAGGTTCTGCGAGGTCACCTTGCCAGACACCATATAGACGGCCAGTGCCTTGGCCTTGGCGATCTGCCGGGCCGATACAGCACCCCCCAGACCCATGACGGCTTCTTCGGCATCCGCGATCTTCTGATCCAAAGAACCCAGGTTCCGAAGCAGATCCAACGTCTCGGCATGACCAAGTGCCAGGAGATCCGTGCGAGCCAGTCCCTTGTGCAGCTGGCTCCACTCCGCACTCGTCAGCGGCCGGGAAAACTTCTTGGCGAGGTTCACCGGAACCCCCTCCCGGAAGTCTTGGCGCAGGGCGTCAATCTTCGACTTGGCCTTGTTGATCAGACGCAGCAGCCCGATGTTGTCCTTGGTCTGTCCACGGAGATCCGACAGGATCGACCGCAGCTCGTGTTTCCCTTCGATCCGGTTCAGGAAATAGGTGGCATTGTCCATGTTTTCCTCGGTGCGATCCGGGGATCCCAGAGAGGTCACCAGAGAGGTGACATAGGCCGCCTGCCCCAGGACGGAGCCTTTGCGCTGCTTGGCCGCATTGACCAGCTTGATCGTTGCCTTGGTCGACTTGTCCTCAACCTGTGATGCCAGCCAGCTGTTGGCCTGTTCGATCTTCTCGTTCATGGTCTCCAGCCCGGCCATCAGCCGGCGCTTGCCCTGCACCGTGGTCAGAGTCAGGGCGAGCTTCTCCATCTCCTGCCGCAGGTTGGGCTCCATCTTGCGCGGGTGGATCGACAGACGGGTGATCAGGTTCACCAGAGTGGAACCAATCGACCGGAGGAAATCATCCACCGAGTCCCACTTCAGATCGGCGATCTTGGGAGCCTCGATCTTCTCCAGCACTTCCCGGAACCCGTCATTGGTCAGGGCCAGGGCTGTGAACACCGCCAGCTGGTCATTCCGGTTCGGGGTCTGTTTCTTGATCCCGTCTGCCCCGGCAAGGTGATCCCACATCGCCTCGGCCAGGGATGCACTCACCCCAGGCAGCTTGGTGAAGTCCTGGGGGGTCACCACCCGCAGCACATGGTCGAAGGCTTCCTGCAGATGCCGATGGATCGGCTTGTCCGCTCGCATGCCTGCCTGCACCGACGCATAGACAGCCTCGAAGGCCCGTGCCTCCCGAGCGGTCACATTGAAGCCTGCAGCCGCTGCCCGTTCCCGAGCCTTACCAGCCGTGCTCAGACTGTCTGCAACGGCCGTCTGTGCCTTGGTGGCAGCCTCTGCTTCCGTGATCTTCCCCGCGGCCAGCAGATCATTGACATTGCCCATGCGCTCCAGCCAGAGCCGCATACGACCAAGGAACATCTCCTCGACCTCCTGCAGCCTGTCCGAAGCAGGGAAGCTCTGGTCCAGCACCTGATTGACCTGTGCATCTGCACGGGCCACCTCGACAGCTTTTGAGGGCGCCACCAGCAGGGTTGCGTTGAACTGCAGGTTCGACAGCAACGTGTTGCCGGGGTGGAACCCCACCAGCTTCTTGAAGGCATTGATTGCTCGAGCCACCCAGGAGATCAGGGGACGGTAGGTCTTGGTCGCCTCGAGCTTCTCCGAGAGCTTCTGGTTCGACAGTGCATAGGAGATCAGCTCGGAGATCTGGGCAGCCGGATTGCCTTTCTGGGCATGCAGCACCGCATGCAGCTGAGACATGGCGCCTGCACTGGCCCCTTCCGGGACCATCTTCAGGATGTCATCCCGCAGGGCTTCCAGCTCCTTGACGGCATGGCGGACATGCTCCGGCACCGATCTGGGATCGTCGTAGAAATCGACCAGCCGCTTCATCGTGTGGATGTGGAGCATCTCGTGGATCAGAACTTCCGGGGCTGCATGAGCCACGAAGACAACCTGCTTGCCGGCCGAGCTCTGCCCATACTGGATCTGCCCATTGGACTGGTTCAGCCCCTTGGTCAGTTCCGGGTAGAGGGTATTCCGCACCTGCTCCAGCGCCTTGTTGGAGCCGAAGTAGTAGACCACGTCTTCCGACAGGGGAGCTACTTTCCGCATCCCCTGGATGGCCCGCAGCTGCTCTTCCGTGGTGTCGGTATCCGCCGTCAGGAGCTGCATCACTGCAGAGCCCTTGATCGAGACCACCCCCGGATGCCCATCAACCTCCGTGCCCAATTCAGACACCTTGGCCCGGAACTCGGCACTGGGCTTCTGGGCATAGTCCTTCCGAGAGGCCCCGTCCTTGGCAGCCCTTGCCTGTGCCTGAAGAGCAGAGAGCTCTTCCCGGTAAAGCTGGTTCAGCTGGCTCGTGATCTCGTCATAGGCGATCGGGGAACCACCCGCCACCACAGTCCCTGGGGAGACGAAAGGTGCCTGTGCCGACGCCATGTGATCGGTCGAGGTTGCCATCCGTGCCATGGCCCGTTTCCGGGCCGTGCTTTGCATGGCCATCTCATCAAGCTCCCGCTGCATGTTCACGATGTCTGCGTGCTGCAGGGGCCGGTTACCAACCGTCTTGCGGAAATCCCGCATCGTCTTGTTCAAGGCGTCCTTGGTGTCTTTGCTCAGATTGGCAAAATCCTGATAGGTCAGGTTCTGGGTCATCTGCCGGAACCCGTCTGCAATCGCCTGATAGGGATTGCCCTCGATCCAGCCATTGTAGACTTGCTCGTTGATCTGTCGGGATGCCCCTTCGATCTTGTCGGCCGCCAGCTCCACCCCGTCAAAGACCGGGAGAGACATATCGAAATCCCCATTCCCATCATGATAGATGTTCAGGATCATCCGACCATCGCCGGTCCCGATCGTCAGGAAGGCACTGACCTTCACCGAAGCATCGGCCGGGGTGACCAGCGTGGCACGGGTCTCCATATTCCCGCTGAAGCTGCCACCCACCTTGTAGTCATGGCTTTGATCCCGATCGGGAGCCGCGATCTGGAAGCTCTGTGCATCGGTCCCATAGATCGGAGCGATCTTCATGCTCTCGGCATAGATGTCCCGCATCCGCTCTTCCGACAACAGACGACGGCCAGGCTTTGGGGTCCATTCCCCGGTGGCACCATTGGAGCCTTTCCGTTTGGCTTCCAGTTCCGCTTCAGCCTTCTGGGCTGCATCCTCTTCAGCCTGTGCCTCTTTCAGCTTCCGCAGGAACACATCCCGGAAGATCAGGGCCTGGACCTGAGATGCCCGTTGTGTGGTTCGCATATGGCTCCCGAGACCCCCCGTGGTCTCGTCGATCGCATCAAACATCGGCTGAGCAAAATGGATCTCGATGTTCTTGGCCAGGGTATCGAACATGCGCCCAGACACCGTGGACTCGACCGGGTTGCTAAACCAGTCGTGCATCTCACGACGGGACAGACCCATGACTGCCATGAGGTCTTGAACCATCTGATACTCATTGGCCTTCAGGGCATCGAAGTTCCGGTAACCATTTCCTTGCCGAGAGATCTCCGTGAGCATCTTGGAGAGCTGTTTCGTCACCACCCCCGCGATTTTATTGGACACGCCATTGACGCCGGAACCATAGAGGAACACGGTCAGTGGGTTCTTCACCGTGTTGCGGCCGATCCCCACACCCTCCAGCCGACCATCCTCCCCATGCTCCAGTTCGATCTGCAGGAACGCGGGGTCGTTGAACTTCTCAAGGACCCGCAGCACTGAATGAAGCCGTTCCTGAGAGAAGCCTTCTGGCACATCATCAACCTGCCCATGCACAAGATCGTGCATGCGGGCCTCGAGCCGGTGGGCCGCCATATGATAGAGGTCGGTGCGGTTTTCTGCCCGCATCGCCACGAAGTTGTTCAGCGAGATCTCCACATCTGTGAAGAACAGCCCGCCTTTGGCAAACCGCTCGATCTGGGCTGCATCAAACTCACCCAGGCCCATGTGAACCATGGCATTGATGGGACCGTCTGTCTTGCCATCCGCCTCCAAGGCCAGTGCCGTCTCGAAGGCATTGCGGTTGCCCACGACATCCGCCACCTCGACCTGAGCTGCCACCATCAGGGCATGGATCTGTTTGGGGGTCAGTGGCCCGAGTTTTTTGGCAGCCACAGTCTCCATGAAGTCATTCACGTCGAAGGAGTCTTCGACAATGCCTTCTGCCAGCAGATCAATCAGGGGGGCATATTTGCCCGTCACCAGATCCTGGGCACTCTCGATCGAATCCTGCACCGATTTCTGTTCGACCTTGACGCCAAGGGACTGGGCAATGGCCAACCAGAGAGCTTCCTCGTGTTTGGCGTTGTCGAGATCCAATGTCGAATGGGTTGAGGAGATCATCTCGCGGGCAATCTTGGAGCCCTGTGGGGTCACTGGCCCGGATTGCTGGAGACGCCCCACCGCAGAGACAGCCCACTCGAAGAAGATCGGCATGTCCCAGATACCATCCTGGGTCTCCGCCACCTGACTGACTTCGTCGATGTAGCCCTGCACCGCGGCCAGATCATGCTCGATCGTATTGTTCTTCCCATCAATCGCATCGAGGTGATCGACGTTATAGGTCTTCCGGTCCGCCTCGGAGATCTCCTGGAATCCCAGGAGCGTCTTCACATTCTCATCCCCAAGGGCCTGGAAGAAATTGACCATCGGTTTCACCAACCGATTGGGGGTCTCCTGCAGACGCTTCACAACCTTGCGCTCCTGCCTGGACAGCTCCGCCAGTCGGTTGCCCAGCTGGGTCCGAGCCACTGTCTTCAGTGGCTTGCCGATCAGGCGATCCTTCACACGACCTTGGGTGAGGATATTGGTGAAAGGGGACCGCATCTTGACCAGAACCTCGAAGTCCCGATCCAGCAACTGATCGACATGGGGCTCCAGCATGATGAAGTCCCGTGTCACATCCCCGACGGTGACATGCACCTTCCGCCAACCAATCCGGCCACGCCCCTCCTCCGGCTTGCCAGCTTTGGTATCCATGAGCAATTCAAGCGACGTGGCTGCCAGAGAACGGAACATCCCCTGCGTCTGCCGGATCGTCTTCTCATCTCGAGGAGACACATCCAGAAGGACCATCATCTTGTTGGCGATCTGCTCCACAGCTGATTGCTGCGGATGGCCATAACGCACTGCCTTTGTCACATTGCCTGGCAGGGACGTGCCTCGAGGCAGTCCCAGGATCTTGGCCATGGCTTCCTCGTCCCGTGGACGCTGCGGCCCAGTGCTGGCCAGCAGCCATTCATAGACGGCAGCGAAGGCTGCGAACTTCACCTGCTCCGGGAACTCCCGGACCGAGCCTTCTTTCAGGAGGTTCAGGGGGAGACCGTCACTGGTATTGAGCCATGCGCTGATGGCCTCGCCTTGCAGGTTCCACCCTTTGATGAACTCCTGGGCTGCATTGTCCAGCTCGGCCGAGAACTCGGTGAAGTTCATCTCCATCACGTTGTCGATGGCATCCCGTTGCTCTTCGGTCACGTCCTCGGACGATCGCACATAGTCCTCAAAGAACTTGTGGGCATCCTCGATGCCCGGCAACAGGGAGCCGTGCTTCCTTGGCTTGAAGGCATCGAGGAAGACATTGACGCCCTTCATGGGGATCACGAGGATATTTTTCAGGCTCTCGAACCACCGAACGACGGGGGCATCCTCTACCGGAGCAGCTTCACTGGAGATCTCTTCGATGTCCTGATCGACCGCGGTCTCGGTGGTTTCCTCCTGCTCTGACCGAGCAGCATCGGCCTCAGCTTCCAGGAACTCCTGACGCTCTGCCTGTGCGATGGCCTCGTCCCCAAAAACCAGGGGAGTGCCGGCAGCTTCAGACACGATGGCGTCGATCAAACCCTGCTGCTCAAAATACCCGGAGCTGTCATCGACTGGGAGAACCCACGCCAGATCGGGATGCTCCCGTGCCGGGATATTATCGAGATCGGTGTAGCCGGTTTTGCGGAACAGGCCGGGCGTTGTTCTGGGGGTCACCCCATTATGGCGAAGCTCTCGTGCCACTGGGCCATGCGGAGCAATGCCCCCGATGCGAGCCATGTAAGCCGTGAATGGTCGCTTCTGCACCTTTGGCTCACGAGCCGCAGCTGCCTTGGCTCTACGCTCGGCCGCCAGACGCTTCTTCTCCGCAGCCCGCACTGCCTTCTTCTCTTCCCGTTCCTTGGCCTTGGCTGCCTTTGCTGCAGCCTTCTCCGCAGCCTTGGCCTCAGCCTCTTCTTTGGTGGTCTTGGCCTGTGCTGCCCGCTCTGCCTTGCGCTCTGCGACCTTCCGGTTCACGGCATCAATCAGCGGATCCATCATCGGATCAGCCTTGGGCTCGACAGGCTCTTGTGCCTTGGGGGCATCAGGAACCGGCTTGGCCAGATCCCCTCGCAGCGTGAGCTTCTTGTGCATGTTGGGGACCGAGACAGCTTTCATCTCGGTCAGTCCATGGGTCTGGATCAGCTGCTTCAGGAGGTCCGCTGCCGCTGTCGCGTCCGCATGGACCTCCTGAGCCAGAGCCACTGAGTTGGGGTTGGTCAGATCGACCCAGACACCATCCTTGGCTTCCTTGGCATAGAAGCCATAGACCCCCTTGGCGACGAAGGGGACCTTGTGAGACTTGCCCTTGCCGACGGCAGCCGACTCGTTGAAGGCCTTCATCTTGTTCGACTGGCTCAAGGCGAAGTTCCTGAGATCGGTCAGAGCCCGCATGGCCACATCCCGGTGACCAACCCGCATGGCGTCATTCACCCGCTTGTAGTGGCCGGACAGGGACAGGGAGGTAACCTCTTCCCCGTTGCGGACGGTATCCATGCCGGTATGGAAGATCTCCTTCCGAACCTCATCCTTGGTCTTGGGAGGTTGGGTTCCAGGCTGGGACCAGATCTTGGCCTTCTGGGCATCGAGCTTCTCGAGGGTGGCAAAGATCTTGGCCGCCGCACTGAGGTGTTTCCGACGCTCGGCCGTTACGGGGCTCTGCCCCTCCACCGGGCCGAGCTGGTTCAGGACCGTGTCATAGGTTTCCTTGGACAGCAGGGCCGGATTGGCCTGAGCCACATAGTCCAGGATCTTGAGGTAGGACTCACGCGTCTTGGGATCGAGATCCGGCTTGGCCAGTTCCGAAGCCGGAACCATTTGACCCAGGATCTCCGGGGTCACTTCGGAGAGGATCTTGTTGGCCTCATTCACCAGCTTCGATTGCTCGAATGTCGCCAGATGTTTGGTCAGGGTCTTGTGGCTCTGGACCCGTGTGTCATTGGCCGGCAGTTTCGCCACGGCTTCCCGGACACGGGTGCTGTCACCCCGCTTCATCGAGTCAATCCCATCCAGCACATCCAGCGCCGAATAGATCCTGGTTGCCTCATCCGGGCTCGCCATGGCTCGGGCAGCTTCTTCAACCACCATCGTCCGGGGGATGCTGGCCTTGGGATCGGCTTCATACATCGCCTTCACGGACGGGTAATTCGCCGCCACGTTTGCGATCTCATCTTCGTCGAAGACCAGGCCCCGCCGCAGATCATCCTCTGCGGGATCAGAGGCTGGAAGGGAAACCCCACCTTCCGGGGCCTGGTCCTCTACCACTTCCGCCGACGGGGACGGCAGAGCGGATGCTTGTTGTTCAGCCTTCAGGGCTACCATAGCTGCCCCGGCAGAGGCCAGTTCAGCTGCAGCCTCTACCCGTGCCTTGGTGCCGGTCACGCTCTCGGCATCGAGCTTGGCTTCATTGCGGGCATCGAGCTTGGTGCCTGCTGCTCCAAGGGCCGTGGAAGCCCCGCTGAGGACCGCATTGCCGACGGCGCTGGCCGATTGCCCAAGGATGTCTGCCGCGATCCCAGGAGCCTGCATGGAGCCAGCGGAGGCAATACCACCGAGAGCTCCTTGGGCACCTGCTTCTGCGACACCTTCTTCCAAGGCCTGATCAAACCCGACATCCCGCTTGGCGATGTTACCGACCACCGCCGAGTTCATCTCCTGCAGGGTCTCTTCCACAGTCTCCCTGGTGATGTCTTGCACCCCGGCCCGGATTGCATTGTTCGGGGCAATGCGGAACGGATTGGCTGCAAAGGGTGCGGCAATCTTACCTGCCAACAGAGCGCCCGGAGCTGCCAGCGGAGCAGCCACAATCCCGGCATCCGTGGCAATCTGGAGCTGTGCCTCCCGATGGCTCATGTTCTGGGCCCGGAGTGCCTGATACTCCTCGCTCTCCCACATCTCCTCTTCGGAGAGGTTCATGATCTCGTTCTGGACCTGGCTTACGGCACCACCCGTCTCCGTTGCACCAATGGCGACGGGAGCCAGTTTCAGGGCAGTCTGCTCGAGCAGCTTCTTCCCGGCTTCCGTGCCCAGATGCTCAACAGCTGCAGCACGGGTCATGCCGCCTGCCGTCAGCATGCGGAGGGTGTTGGCCTTGGCCAGAACCTTGATCCCGAGCGTAGTGGGAAGTAGCGAACCAATCCCCTCGGGGACAAGGGAGCCTGCCATGATCGGATCATCGGCATAGTTGGCGATCGTCTCGCCGAAGCCTTCGACAAACTTGGTAGCCCCAGGAGACAAGAGACCATCCCACTCCCCGGCTGCCTCAGCTGCCAGAGCTTCCTGATACCGGGCTTCCCGATCTTCCTTATCGAGAGACGCCTCGATCTGGTGCTGTGCCCGGCGATCCTGCATCAGCTGGGACTGCTGACCTTCGAGCCATCCAGACAGATCCTGTGTGGCCTCCGAGACCACTGGGGACATCGTGGTTCCGAGCACTGCATCGACGCCAGCCGTGCCAAGTGCCGCAACCCCACCAACGACATTGGCTGCCATCTTGCCGGTGTCGATCAGGGAGTCACCGGCCACCTGATCCCAATCCCGTTCAGACTCTTTCAGGACCTCGACACCACGACGGGCATCCAGGTAGTTGCCACGACCGAGCCAGGCGTCTTTTCCGTAGACCCGCAGCAGCTCATCCGGCTGCATGGTCTTCAGATCCTGTAGGCTCTGATCATCTGCCAGACGGTTGCCTTGAAGGTCTGCCGTGGCAATACGCTGCTGCTCCTGCGGCGTCCCGAACATGGCTTTCTTCTGGATCGCAGTTGCTTCCAGCTGGGCCTTCTTCTCAGCCACTGCCGGGCTGTCAGTCGGCGCTGCAGGCGTCGGTGCCCAGTTGAGATTGAACGAGAGCTTTTCGGCCATGGGCACTGGATCCATCAATGAGAAATGGCGGGGAGTGATCCCCGCCATTATTAGACACTGAATTGGTCGGCGTCTATGGTGTGGTGTGGTGTGATTTACATATCCTGCAACAGCTTCTCAGCCTTACGAACCCGTCGCTTCTGATCGGCCGTTAGTGGGCCGGACTTGGAGTTCATCTTCTCCAGGAACGCCTCCAGCCGCCGCACAGCCGCAGCCTTGGCAATCGGGTGTTCCGTTTCCCCAGAGATGAAGTCGGCGGCATAGGCCAGTTCCGTGGGGTCCTCGAGCGCATCCGGGTCATCAGCCCCAAGGAGAGAAACCATATCCTCGGCAGCCGTGCCCTCCGGTTGGGTGGCCTTGATCTGCTCGGAGATCTGGTTCACCGCAGCGGCTTTTTGCTGATCCACCACTGCGCTAGGATTGGGCATGGGTGCCGCTGCCCGGTCCAGAGCAGAGGTGCCATTCACAAACCCGTTCTGGACGAGGGTCGAGCCTGCATTACGCATGGACCGCCCTGCCCCCATCAGAGTAGCACCGGCCTCAGGAGAGACCACGGAGACCGGGTATCCCAGTGCCGTGAGGCCCGCACCTGCGCCCCAAGCAGCTCCGCCTGTAAGGCGCCCCACATTCCGGTCAAGGACACGGGCCTGTCCCGTGGAGACGGCATTGGCAAAGTCCCCCACACCGGCCTGCACTGCTTGCGCCTGTTCCAGATCATTGGTGGGTGCTGGAGGTGTATCCGGGGTTTCACCGCTGGCTGTCGGATCTCCTTGGGCACCTTCCGCCTTCGCTGCCGCTTCGGCTAGGGCAGCCTCAGCGGGGGTGCGACCAGTAGGCTGGTCACCTTTGGGAGAACCTTGAAGGGCAGAGTCCACGATGGTTTGAGCCGCTGCCGCCTTTTCTTCTGGAGGCATGTTCGCGTAGCCGGACAGCTCCAGGATCTCATCAATGGTCTTCTGGATGGCTTCCGGGGAGGATCTCCGATAGATCTGAGCCCGAAGGGTATTGTCGAGCTTGGTCAGCTCGGCCCGCTCGTTCTTGATCCGGGTATCCTCCCGCTTGTATTCGTTGATCTTGTCGTCCAGACGCATGTTGTCGTCCGGCATATCCAGCCCACCAAGGATCTTCCTGATTTCAGCCACAGCCGGGATCTGCCCATCGTTGTTGAAATTGAGGAAGTCGATCCCGGTATTGGTCAGGGTATCCTGGATGACCGCAGCAATGATCTTCGGGTTGACCCCTTTGAACTCGCTTGTCAGATCGTTGTAGAGACCACGCAGTTCCCCCCGGCTCCGGGAAAACTTGCCCTCCTCATCCGAAGTCTCATCCGCCCCGAGCTCGGAGATCACAGTCTGCAGGGGATCCGCAGACTGCCCAAACCGGGACTCCCCGAGCTCGTAATAATAGAGCTCCTTGTTGAGACCCCGTTCCCGTGCCAAAGCACGCTCCTGATTGTCGAGGGTCTCTGTCTTTGAGAGGATGATGCTCTCGATATCTTGGGGAGCTGCCTTCACCTGTTCATGGTCTGAGAGCGTGACATCCCCCACTGCCCAGTTCTTCGGGTCGACCGAACCAATGGCCTTCAGGAGGGCTTCCTCTTCCTTGGGGGCAAACTTGTTCTGGATGATCCACTCCGATGCAAGTTCAGGGGTGATGAGGTCAGGGTCATCGGCCAACTTGTTGGCCTGCTCAAAGGCCCATTCCGCCCGCTGCCGATCTTCCTCGCTCCGGGCATAGACCTCGTCTGCCCGACCCTCACCAATCTTCTGCCGCCCGAAGTCATGTTCATTCTTGCCGAGATTGAACCGAGCCTGAGCATCCGAGGTGTCATTGGCCCGGCTGGTCTCCAGAGAGGAGCGATACCCATAGGCCTTGTCCAGAGCCCCGGCAGTCGCCTCTCCGGGAGCGATCCCGAGAGCACCCAGACCTTGGGTTGCCAGGGCCTGGTCCAGCGTGCCAACCCCGCGGTGCCGCAGAAGGTTGTCGGCAACCTTGGCGTCGATGAGCAGATCGGCCTTGGCCTTCTTCTCCTCACCTGCCTCGCCGAAGACATCCCCGAGACCTTCCATGGCCTTGGCAAAGCCATCGCTTGCCTTGGCCTTGAGATAGGCAGCACTTTGGAAGTCGGGGCCGGAGACCTGTTGCCAGGTGATACGATTAGCCATGGTTCACCTCAGATCTTGTTTTTTTCGACATAGCGGTTGGCCCAGCCTCTGCCGCGACCTTCCTGCGATGCCCGACCGTCCGCCCGTTCCTGCAGAGCCGTGTTGTAGCTTGCAATCTGGTTGGCGTAGTTGTCGGCATAGGTCTGCTTCTGGAAGTCGAACATCTCATTTGCCAGCTTGTTCTGCTGGACCGCGCCCCAGATCGAGCCAATGGTTCCGATCCCCTTGGAGATCATCTCGAGCCCGTCGAGGTTGAAACCCTTCTCCTTATCCCAGAGCAGGCCCTTAAACCCATCCCACAGGGACAGATCTTTGGCTGTGGCGTCATCTGCTGCCGGAGCCACAGGCGCCGGAACCGCAGCTGCACTGGTCGTCGGCGCCGTCGGAGCGGCACCGGGAGCCTGATACTGGAAGGGGGTGATCTGGTAGCCAGCCGGTGCAGCATTGGGGGCTGCCACACCGAGCGGTGCGGGGGCGGTGGAGGTCCAGGAGCGCAGCTGGTCGGAGGTAGGCATCCCGGTAAAGCCCAAGGGCGACGGGGCCTGAGATGTGGGATAGGTATACGGGTAGGTCATGGGCAAGACTCCACTGAATTGTTCGGGATCAGGTCAAGCCGGGAAGTTCGAGCGAGATTGCAACGAAGTCCGTCACCATGGCTCTGGACAGTTCCGCGAGCTCACTGCCCGTCAGGAGGGTCCGACCCAGAAAACTTGCGCTGCGTTCCCCGAATTGTTCGGTGGCATCTGAAAACATCATAGGGTCAACGACGACATTCGTCATGCCCAGATTTTCATTCCAGAGCTTCTCCAGCTCCTTGGTCTTTTCGGCATAGTCCTCACCGAGGTTCTGCATGTCCTGCATGATGTCTGCCGTATCGGCAGCGATCCAACGACTATAGGCATCCCCCACAGCATCGGTGAGTTTGGTCAGGTTCTCAGGACGGAACAGCACGTTCCAATCCACGTTGAAGCTGCCGGTGGTCACCAGGGACTTCCCGACCTGCAGGGCCACCATGGAGACAATGGTTCCCAGGATGGCTCCCCACTTCTCGCCCAGAACCAATACCGAGATCTTGGAGAGGATCGTGGTCAGGATCACGGAGGCGATCCCATTGGCCACAGCTCCAACCATGGCGGCTGTTGCGGCCGAGGCCCCGAGAGCCGCTCCTACAGCTGCGTTGGTTCCGAGGATCCCACTGACCGTCGCAAGCCCTGCCCCGGCAGAGATGACCGAGATGGCGATCGAGACTGCGAACATCACGATCTTGAAGAAGCCCCTCTGATACCACTTCTGCTTCACCTGCTTGTAGCTGTTGATGACCAGATAGGTGGAGACCCCGGCCAGCTCTGCACCTTTCAGAGCTCCGACCTTCCGCAGAGTCGGGTAGTGCAGCGGGATCAGGAAGCCGGACTCATCCTCTTCCTCAAGCACATCCTCAGCATAGATCCTCACGCTCTTATCACCGTAGACGAAGTTCTGGTGCATGAGCCCGGTCACTACGATCTTGCTGTAACGCCGCTTGGAGTGCTGTCGAAGGATGGCAAACCGGGACCAGGTCTGCTTCACATGCTGGAGGTAGTCATAATAATCCATGCCCAGATCCCATGCGGTCACCGGAGCCATGGGAACGATCAGGTATTCCCCGAGCTTCAGCAGGGGCCGGGTTTGGTTCGCATCGAAACGGGCAGCATTGCCGACGTGTTGCGTCTCCTCGATCCCTGTCCAGGAGATGATGAAATCGAACTGCGGCAGACCCGGCATCCGAATATGGATCTCGTTTCGATCAGGCACGTCGTTGAAGACGGCCTCCAGCGCAGGGGCGATCTTGTTCCAGCTTGGGTTGGTCGGCGAACCATCCCCATCATTGGCCCGCTTCCAGCGCCGCCAGGCTGCACTGGTCACCCGCTTGTTCCGGGCATCTGCCACGAAGTCATCGAGGGTCGTGTTGGAGACCTGAAGATTAATCAGGCTCCTGAAGAACTCATAGAGGTAGGTCTGCGACGGGGTGTCGGCTGCGTTGAGCGTGACCGCGGGAAGCAGGAACATATGGTCCATGTCCCCGAGTTGCTCGTGATCCTCGAGCTGTGGGATCAGCTTCGAGAGCCTTGCCCCGGTCAGCTTCCAATAGGCCTCTTCGGCTGCATCCTGCAGGGAGCCACCGATCTCAGTGACGAACTGGTTCTCGATCCTGATCGGGATGGCTGGGAAGAACTCCGCCAGATCCGAGGCCACTGGGCGCAGGGCATCGAAGGTCGCGTTGCCAGAGCCCATGCGGTAGGTGAAGAGCTGTGTGTCTCCGGCGATCCACTGCCTGCGGGCATTTCGGGTCAGGACCTGATAGCTCACATAGAGGAGCTTTCGGTTGTCCCGGTAACTGCCCCAGAGGAGATCCGCCGCAGCGGGCACCGTATAGGTGGTCGCGCCTCGAGTGATCTCCATCCGGGCTGTGGCCATGTTCAGCTCGGCTGTCCATTCCTCCTCATCCCAGGTTGGGTGGTTCCTGGAGACCCAGTGCTCGGCCCAGTAATCGACATCGGCGTCATCCACCCGTGCCGAACCAATGATGATCTTCTGGTTCTCTCCCAGACCGAGGACTGTCCGCATGGCGGCCGTGAGGCCCTTGCCACGAACAGAGATCGCGGCCCCAATGGTTCCCGTCGGCATGCCCAGATCGTAACCCGTCCGAGCCCAGCGGAAGAACATCTGGTTCCGCATGGCCGTCGAGCTGCGGAGGAAGTTCTGGAGATGGTCTCCCAGACCCTTGGAGCTGTTCGAGAGGTTCGATGACAGGACGAGCGAAGGCAGCAGCTTGGGACGATTTTTCGGCTCCCCGGCCATATTCCAGACCGCGGAGCTGACATAGGTTTTCGTCTTGCTGCTGAACAGGCCCATCAGTTCAACTGAAGGCGGGTGCGGATGCGGTTGACCACCGTGGTGATCTCCGGGTTGTCCAGGCCGCCAGGGGTGGCCACACCCTCGTTCATCGTCTTGCTGGTGGTCCAGGCGTTCATCATCACCTGCAGAACCTTGGTCTCGGCATCCCGCTTGTAGGAAGCGATCTGCTCGTCATAGAGCTCCATCTGCTTGCCGACCGAGCCAGTCACCGTGGCACCACCGCGGCGGGTGTTCAGGGTCTTCGAGCGATGACCTTCGGTCTGCTCTTTCAGGTTCTCGAGCTGCTCCGGCAGCAGGAACTGGTTGTTGTATTCCTTGCCTACCGTGTCGGCCGTGAAGCCTGCCACCTGTGCCGGGTAGAAGTCGGAGAGTTGATACCCAAGGATGGCCACTTCGCCGTCCAGCTTCTGCTTCTGGGCCGGGTCGATATTGGCCAGCTGATAGAGGATTTGGTCACGTTGAGCGGTCTTCACATCCGTCCCACGCTGCAGGTCGATCAGCTGGGCGGGCAGCAGGTAGGTGACCTCGTAGGCCGCCTTCTCGACCTGACGCTTGGCGAGGTTCCAGTTGGCATCCTCGGTCGCCAGACGCAGCTTGGTCAGCGAGTATTCAGCACCCGCCGTCTTGGCCTGGAACTGGGCAATGGCGAGACGGGCCTTGGATTCCTCGGCCTGGATGCGGGCCTGGACCAGAGCCACGGCTGCAGCATCGGCCTGACGCTGGGCTGCGACTGCCTGCCAGCGAGCGGTGTCCCTGGAGAGGAGATACTGGACTGCCGAACCAAGAGCAGCGGAGGTGAGTTGGATATAGGCCTCGGCATATTGGGCGCCGGTCAGGCGGCCCTTCTCGAACTCGACCTTGACGTGCTCCGAGATGGAAACCATCAGAGCATCAAACATTCCCGAGCCGCCAACTCTGCGGGAGGTGAGATCTCCCTCAGTCAGGGAGGGGACATCGACGATCGAGCTGTCAGGGATCTGGAACTCGGGGTCGTTGAAATCGACCGCAGGGAGGGTGAGATCCTGATCCGCTGTCAGGAGGGTATAGAGCTCCCCGGCAAGGGCGCCGGCTTCGGTAGAGGTAGGTGTCGTCGGCATGGGATTTCCTTGTCGGAGAGCTCAGTGGTTCAGGCGCCGCGGGTCTTCAGGGCATAGCCCTCGAGTTCCCAGATCCTGTTGAAGGCGTTGTCGAAGGCCACTTTGCGGCCCATCTCTTCGTTGAAGTTGGTCGGATCAATCACGTTGGAATAGCCGACTACCTGCGAACCATTGGTCAGTCGCAGCACACAGACGGTCAGGGTGCCGTCGGGCAGATAGGTCTCGCTTTCCACCAGAGCCTTGAGGTGCTCCGGGGTCAGCCGGGTAGGCCCCTTCTCCACCGGCAGCACGTTCAGAGCCGTGCGAACCGCTGTGGTGAAGAGGGCATCCTTGATCCGCTGTTCGGGCGGCAGCTGGTTGTAGGGAACCATGCAGGGATGCTGCTTGAGGTCCGGGTCCTTGACCGGGCCATAGACCCACCCATCCGCTTCCTTGAAGGCCAGCCAGCCCTCATGGCTCTGCTCGGGCGTATGGTTCGGATTGGCTGCCAGAGCCTCGACACCAGCGATGGCCGAGTTCTTCTGCCAGTCCGGTGCCTCATCCCAGGGCAGGTGACTGTAATCGCCGATCCCCCGGCAATAGGCCCGGTTGATCTCATGGGCCAGAACGGCGGCTGCCAGGATGAACTTGCGTGCGATGGGACCGCTCATTCAGCTTGCCCCGCAGCAGCAGCCTGCTGGAGCGCCAGACGCTTCAGCTCGGTCTCGGTCAGTTGAGGCAGAACCTCGATGGCAAACTCGTTGACCCAACGGGTCTCCAGGCTGATGTTGGCCGGGTTCTTCGGGTCCACCTTCGACTTCTTCTGAAGGAAGCGACGCTCCTTCATCATCTCGTAGATGCAGACCGGCACATGGTAGCCCTCGTCAGTCATCTCACCGAAGGGGACATATTTCGTCACGATCCCGAGATACTTGTTCGAGAAAGTGAAGAACTCGCCGGGGATGTCCCGCTTGTCCGGGTTCAGGTTCGTCACCCGGATGCGGATAAGGCGCATGTTCTCTTCGAGGAGCTTCTTGCGGCGCTGTGCCTTCAGGTAACCGGGCGAGTGGTTCACGACCGGAGCCACGGCCTCTGCAGGGGCCTCGTCCGGCGTCGGGGGGACATCATTCAGATGATCATTGATCTTCTTGCGAAGGGTCTCGAGGCCAATCTTCGGGGAGATCTGCAGGCCCATGGAGCGGGCACGTTCCTTCAGCAGGGTGAGCTCGTCGGGGCCAGTCCCCTCATCTTCGCCCACGTCGGCGTTGATGTCGCTTTCATCAACCTGGCTGGTCATGTCGGTCACGTCGTTCATTTGGCGTTCCTTCGAGGTGTGGTTTGGTGTGGTGTGAATAGGCCGGGGGATCCCGGCCTATTCCTCAGTCCCTGGATCAGATCCGGGCGACGGTCTTGATCACGGCCAGACGTTCCGGGCGCAGGATCATGGTGCCATACCACCACTTGATCGAGCTGAAGCCCGTCTCACCGAAGGGGTCGGTGCGATCGGCAGTGCTCTCGCCCGGCATCTTGGTGATGATCTTGAACTTCATCATCTTGCCGCCGGTCTGGAAACCGATCGTGGTGAACGAGCCTTCGCCGATGCAGAGCATCGGGAACACGTCGTAGCGACCGCCCGTGGCCATGTAGCCGGGGTTGGTCTGCTCCAGAGCACCAGCGCCTGCCCAGTGCAGCATCTCGGGAACCACGACGAAACGGAAGTGGCCCACCGAGCCGATCTCGCCGTTCAGGGTCGTGCCGCCCGCAGCATACTTGTGGACCGGGACAAAGGCCGGGTTGTTGAACTGGTCAACCATGCCCTCGACGGTGGCCTGCAGTTCCGAGCCGATGTAGATCACACGACCATGCGCGATGGTCTTCGTGTCGATCATCCGCGAGCCGGTGATGGCCGTGGTCCGGGTCGGGGTGCGGTTGTCATTGAGGATGCGGTGCAGACGCGACAGATCCTCATAGACGACTTCCGACGGCTCGGCTGCTTCATCGGCGCCCGTGATGCCAGCCACCGTGGTCGCATCGCCTGCGAAGACGACGACACCGGCACCAGACAGCAGGTCTTTCTGCAGCACGGCTTCGGTCAGCTGGTTCGCGCCAGTGATCATCTCGCGGCTCGTGTGAGCGTAAAGTTCCTCGTCCGAGTCGAAGTCCAGGGACTCCTGGGTGAACTCGCGGAAGAAACCCAGCTTGTGGATCGAGCCTTCGATCTGCAGACGGGTGAAGCCGACACGGTTGTAGCGGCCGCCGTTCTCACCGATCATCGGCAGCTTGCCGTCGATCGTGCCGATGTCCTTCGAGGAACCATAGAGGTTGCCCGAACCGGGGGTTGCCACGGCACCGACGCCGAGAGCCACGACAGCGTTCTTCTCTGCAACCGAGGCATAGCGAGCGATCAGCGGGCCAGTCAGGGTGATGGTGGCACGGCCAGCACCAGCCGAGTCATCCGCACCAGCAACAGCGACAACGGTGTCACCGATGTTGGCGTTGATCGCCGCGACGGCAGCAGCCTTGGCACCGTTGGCGACGTTCAGCACCGAGCGCGGGAAGGAGACGAACCAGTCCGTGGTCAGGATGGTGGCGCCAGCTGCGTCAATGCCCTGGTCGTTGATGTTGCGAGCATCCAGCAGCGGCAGGTAGTGATGCAGCTTGATCTTCTTGCCGTAGTGCTTCGGCATCGAGGTCACTTCGGCCAGCTGGGAGAAATACATCTCTTTCGCCGCTTCGATGAGAGCCTTCCGTTGCCAGAAGAACTCGTTCATCTGCTTGTTGCCGGTGTTGCCTTCGATCGAGGCGGGAGTGCCGCCTGCGGGGTTGTTGTAGCGTTGGACCATTTAAGGCCTCCTTGCGTCAGAACTTCGTGGGGATCGCCATGATCTGCTCATCAGTCATGGCAAATGGGTCGATCGCCGGTTTTGGCGTCGCCTTGGTCGTGCTGCCCGGAGCCGGAGAAATGGCTCGGGCTTGATCCCTCGTAGCAGTCGGCGCACGCGGACGGGCAGGACGGGTCTCCACAGGCTGAGGCTGCAACGCTGCCGGTCCGGGTGTCGGCGCTGCAGGCACCGATCCGGCTGGCAGTAGTTTGCCCGCATGGAAGAGCTCATCTCCAACCGTCTTGTAGGCTTGGATGAACGGGGTAGAACCGAACTGGCCCAGGATCTTCCGGCGCTCGATTTCAGCGGTGATCGTGGCATAGATGCCATTGGATCTCTGCTGGTCGATGACCTTCAGGATATTGGGATCGGCATAGGCGGCCTCTTTACTGACCGGGTCCCAGGTCTTGTGAACCATGGCGACAGTGGCCTTGCCCTCGTCGGACAGATACAGGTCGTCAATGACTTCCTGCCACTGCATCTCATGGTCTGTGACCTTGTGGTTGCCCGGCTTGTAATCAGGCTCGGCGGTGGCATCGAGATCCATCGGATCGACTTTGCCATCGTGGAGCAGCTTCTGGATCGCCTTGGGATCTTTCTTCTCGAGGTCGATCAGAAAGCTGATCTTGTCTTCCTGCAGGAGCCCGTTGGTCTCGAGCATCCGCAGCATCTTCAGGTGAGGCTTCAGGCCCTGCATCTTCTTGGTGTAATTGGCCCCAAGCTGCGCCAGCTGGATCACCTCTTCCGGTGAACTGGGCGTGAACTCCCGACCATTGGCCCGGAAGGGCGCCATGATCTTCTTGTAGGCCTCTTCATAATTGACAGCCTCAGGCGCACCCGCGGTCACAGGGGCCTGAGGCTGAACAGCTGCCGTCGTGGCGGGAGGAGGAACCCCATCGGCAACTGCTTTGGATTGGGCATCCGGCTGGGCTACGGGAGGGGTATCTCCCAGCTCATCATCCGGCACATCCTCCTCGGCCCCCTGCCCGACCGGCTGGTCGCCGGTCTCTGCAGGGGCCTCGGTTTGCCCACCATCATCAACGACCTCGCCAGTCTCGACGAGGTCTTCTTCAGGCTCGGTGACAGCACCCTGATCCGGTGCTGCGGCCGGAGCCTCCATCATGTTCATGATGTCCTCGTCGGACATCGAGGCGAGGTCGATGCCACTCATTCTGCAGCGGCCTCCGCCAGGAGTTCGTCACGGGCTTCATCGAGCGTCTTCAGCTCTTCTTCCATCAGGGCGCCCTGCTGCTCGATGCGGCGGAAGAACTGCTGGAGCTTCGAGATCATGTCGAGTTCCGAGATGATCTCGGCGCGGTGCTGCACGAGACCCGGCTCGGCGATGATCGAAGTCAGACGCTGCGGCTCTTCCTTGAACAGGTGCTCCAGGATCAGGGCCTTGAACTCACGGTTGGTTGCGAGCTTCTCGAGGGCCTGCTTCCGCTTCACCATGGCCTTGGCGTCTTCAATGCGGATCTCGACTTCTTGCAGTTCGGGGTTCATTTTTTGCTCCTGGGGTGGTTCGGTGTGGTGTGGTGTGGCAATCTTATGTGGTTTTTGCGCATCACGTCAACATCTCACCAGCTGCCCTGACTTTCAGGGCCTGTCCGAGATCCACGGCTTGCGTGTCCTTGTCCCGTGGCTCGAGCATCCGCTTGGTGATCTCGAGCATCTGGTTCGCCTTGGCCTGCTGACCGAGCTTGTCCATCTCGCGGGCATGTGTGGTGCCGGTTTCCTGCTCGATGAAGTCGAGATCCTTCATGTCCGCATCCGAGCCAAGGGCTCGAGCTCGTGCCATGGTCTCCTGGATCTTGGCCTGTGCCAGAGCAGCGTTCGACTGTGCCAGTGCAGCTCGTGCCCGCTCCTCGGCGATCTCCGCCTCGATCTTGGCCACCTCCAGCTCCTTCAGCTTCTGAGCCACTGGATCCGGCTGCGGCTTGAAGTTCTCGATCGCGTGGGCCAGTTCCGGCATCCGCTTCAGACGAGCGATCTCGGAGAGGATCTTCTGGGTCATCTCGAAGGGCAGCGTCTGGCCAAGGGTCTGGAGCATGAAGCCCAGATCCTGCGCCTTGGCTTCGTCCACCTCGGCCGTCGAGATGTCGACCTCGATGTTGTGCTCACCGCGGAGATCCTGCGGGTTCACCCGGATGGCCACCTCATTGGTGATCTGGGTGATCTCTTCGTCGGTCATGAAGAGCTGGTTCATGGTGATCAGCTTGCGGCCGATCTCCTCCATCCCTTGAGCCAACCGCCGCAGGATCGACATCTCCCGCTTGGAGGCTGCATCCAGAAGCCCTCGGATCCCGGCAGCCACCTCACCATAGGCCTCGCCCGAGAGCCCGCCAGAGAAGGCCTTGACCCCGGTCAGGGCTTCGGCTTCCTGGTTCTGGAGCTGCAGCATGGCCATGGCCGAGCCAGGGATCTCGGGATACTTGTGCTGGTGGATGCCGAGGTCCGGCCCGACATTCGGGTTGAACTCGTAATCCTGCCCGGAGTCATACCGCCGACGGTTCACCGTATCGAGCATGCCACGGGCAAAGCCGGTCTGACCGTTGGCACTCTTACCAAGCAGGTCGATCATCCCACGGGTCAATGCCCCCAGGATGGCCTGATTGTCTTCCAGAAGCTCGGCATCCGGCTCCCCGGCTACCGACTTGCGGATCGGCATATAGGGCACCACCACCAGCGGGATCTTCTTGTCGGGATAGGGGTTCTCCTCCATCCGAACCATGACATCCCCGACCCATGTGGCCACGATCGGGACCAACGTGTCGTTGCCGTGGATGTCGTAGAAGCCCCAGTATTCATAGGCCACGACCACCTTGCGGAGATCGTCCTTGAACTGATGGCTCGCGTTGATGATCGAGGTGGCGTGATCAGCATTGAACAACGGTGCCGCATTGGCCCAGTTCACCTGATCCAGGTTCTTGTATCGCCCATCCTTCAGCATCTTGGCCTTCGAGGTCTCGAAGCTCACGACGGCGAAGTTGGCGCGGTCCAGATCCCCGTTGCAGTTCGGGTCGATGTAGACATTCTCGAAGTCGATGATGTCGAGGGTCGGGTGGTTGCGGATGACCTCCTCTTCCTCAACGATCGTCGTGCCGTTCTGCTGGGCAAAGAAGGGAGCCCCCATCTCCTGGGAATAGTAGGCCGCCTCCTGCATCTCCGGCGCCAGATCCTCGAACCCCTGCGGGTTCTGGGTGATCATGGCGATAGCTTGCTCGAGCATCTGCAGGGTCTGCTGATCCATCGGATCAACTGGGAAGAAGGCGTAGGTCGGAACCTCCTTCTGAACCATGCGACTGTCTCGCAGCCAGCCCGGACGCACAACCACAGTGCCTTCATCGACCGCGGTGCGGACAAACTCGTCGACGAACTTCACCCGGTTGAGCTTGGTCCGCATCTGATGGTTCACTACCATCTCATCCTGCCGGGCGATCTTCGCATCCTCGAAGGTCTTGGGCGTGGCGTTGAACAGCTTCTCCGACGACAGGAACGGTTCCGACAGCGGGGCATAGCGCCACTCGTTCTGTCGACGGACCAGCTTCGGCTCGATCGTCGAGCGGTTCGGTTTGAGCTTATCCTTGGCTTTTCGCTTCGCTTCTCGGAGCTCCAGCCACCGCTTGATCTTGATGACCTGGGCATCATGTGCCGGTTTGGCCATCTCCAGATCCTCTTTCAGGGTCTGGACCGAGGGCTCGTTCTTCCAGTCGGTCAGCTTCCCAGGACCCTGGATCTCTTTCAGGTCATCCTCCTGATCGAGCAGTTCTTCGTCCGAGAGCTCATGGTTCGGGAGCATGTTCAACCTCTGCTGTGTGTGGTGCCATAGGCACTGAGGGAGGTGCCGTAGGCATCTGCCGGATTGTGGGCTCCACCGGAGCGGATGAATTTGGAGAGACCCCCGAAGCCTCCGAGGTGAGCCATGGCTCGCATCCCGTCCCAGGTAACAGGGGTGCCATTGATGGTCTGGCCCACATAGCGGTCATAGCCCGCCTTGCGGATCCGGTTGTCGATGTCATTGAAGTGCCAGTTGGAGGCGGCGATCTGAGCATTGCGATCGGCCCGGAACTGCTCGCGGGTCATCTCGGGGATGACACCTGCGGCCACAGCCTCGGCACGTCGGGCCTGAGAGAACTGTAGGATGCCGTCATGTCCGACACCGCCTGAGCCCTGCACATCGTTGTAGGCATCCCACCGACCACCGGACTCGGTGCCGATCAGGGACCGAGGCACGTTGTCGGCAAAGCCCATGGCTGCCCAGTTGTCATTGCCGGAGCCAGGAGGCAACGGTCCCATGCCTTGGGGAGCTGGACCTTGTCCGGTCCAGCTCAGATCCTTGGCGGCGACCGCATCACGACGCTCCCTTGCCCCCTCCCCGATACTACCAAGCTGAGCCCATGCCGATTGCAATAGGCCCTGAGATCGAGCCTGGGTTGCCTGGATCATCGAGGTGATGTCAGGCAGTGGAGCCACTGGGGAAGGAAGGGGTGCCATGATGTGGTCTCCTTGGCTTAGGTCAGGCCGCCACGTTTCTTGGCCCAGAACCGCCAGCCGATCCCGGTTGCGACAGAGGCGGTGCCACTGAGGGCCATCGTCAGTCCCACGGCGGCGGCGTTGGCGACCTCCTGGACATCAATGCAGAACTGGGTTTCGGCTCGTGCAGTCAGGATGCCTGCGGTGACGAGGGCGGAGCCTGCCAGAAGCAGGATGTAGCGGATGATGAGAGCAATGGCGCCTTGCATGGGCGATCCTTTCGGTTGGGGTTAGAAGGAGACTTCAGGCGCTGCGACCAGAGAGGCCTGCAGCGATGCACGGGTCTTGGGTCCGATCACACCATCCGCCACGAGGCCCTTGGCCCGCTGGTAGGGAACGACATAGCCGTAGCCGAGATAGCGCAGAGCCAGCTGATCCCAGCGAGCCAGCCGGTCAGCCAGACCGTTGGTGCCGCCGTTGATCCGCTTGGAGAGGCCCACCAAGTCGCCCTTGTCGGCGAACTTGTTCAGGCCATTGGTCGACCAGAACCACATCACCGAGAGCCCTTCCCAGGGATCCGTATTGATGAGGTCCGGGTTTGATCGGAAGTCAGGAACTGCCAGACCGATCACCCCGGCGAGATCCTCACACCAGTCCTGATACCGGGCGATGTTGTAGCCGCCCGTGACCTGGAGAGGTCCCCTGCCCCGGTTCTTGTAACCGTCGCCATCCACCATCTTGGTGTTGCCGAGATCGGTGCGGGTGTCATACCGCTTCTGTGCCGGGGTCGGTCCCCAGATCTCCTGGTCATATTTGAAGTCGAGGGACTCATGCCCAACCTGAGCCAGCATCGGCACCAGACGGTGCGGCCGAGTCAGTCCGACGGTCTCTCCAAGCAGCTGCAGCCCCTTGTGAAGAGAGGCGGCATTGCTGCGGTTCTTGGCGCGGGTGAGCTCTACAAGAGCATCGAGGGTCAGTTCACCCATATCATGTCTCCAATGGTTCGGCTGGATTAAACCACATCATACCACACCACACCATCATTTAGGAGGGTCCAACTGGAAGAAGACGGTATCGGTCTCCTCGAAGGCGTCGATGTAGGCGCCACCGGGTCCGAAGGGGCAGGAGAACTTCAGAGACAAGGCGACCCCTGCCCGGCCGGGCAGCAGGGTCGCCGGGGGAGTCAGGGTGAGATTCACCCGCTCGGGATTTTCGGAGAGCTGCTTGATGGCCGGCAGGGGTTCCCCTGCGAAGGCGATGTCTCGACCGTCAATGTAGATCGGCATGGCGGTGAGGAAATTGCAGAGCGTTCCCTTCCGGGTGCTTGAGATCACCATGGTCAGGTCGAGCTCTTCGCCCTTTCTCACTGGCTCGGTGACATAGCTGTGACCGGGGAGCATACGGATCAACCTATTCTCCCCGGTCACCTGGTTGAGCTGTTCCTGGAACTTCCGCAGGTCATCCCGTGTCGCCACGTTCAGATCGGCCTGCAGCTTGGCAATGAAATGGGGCCAGGCCAGCGTGAAGACAAACCCACCGACGATGCCAGAGATCGAGACGATCAGGGTGGAGAGGAAGATGGCATCCTTGACGACGGATGCGAACCGCTGAAAGCGGGAAACCGGATCGCTCATGGCGCACTCCAGAAAGGGTTGGGGGGAGCCGGAGCGTTCAGCGCACAGAGGTGGTGAGGTCTTCCTATTCCCAGCATAGGCGAGTTTCCCGCATCACACCAGATCACATCAAAGCAAGCGCATCGAGAGCCGTCTGCAGATGAGACTGTGCATCCTCGGTATCGGCAGCCGCCACGATCAGCTGGATGGTGCTCTGCCGGATCTTCTCGATCGCGGCCGCCACGGGGCGCCAGAGAGCCGCCATGTTGATCCATAGCTGCGCCAGCTCATAGGCCGTTGGCGCCGTGATCCCGACCTCCTCCACCAGGAATGGATAATCGGTCAGGGTTTCCGGCAGACTTGCCAGATAGCTGATCGCCTCAGCTTCCTTGGCCATGTAGATCATGTCCTGGCCGGGCAGCACTGTGATATATTTGCCACGAACCATCGCCACAGCCGAGTTCAGCTGGGCAACCGCCTGAGCCTTTGCCTCCGGCAGGCTCAGGCTGGGCAACAGCACAGAGGTTGTCAGCACGTCGACGGGTCCAAAGATCCCATCCACCATCCCATAGATCACACCGTCCTCGAGCAGCCCTACCGGGACCGGCAGCTGCTCGAGATCTTTCGGGATGGACCCATCCTGTTGAAACCAGAGCATCCCCTCCGGGATCAGCTCAGGCAGCAGGGAGCTGTCATTGGCTCCCATGCTCTGGATCTCGCCTGTGGGAGAAAGAGTGACATATTTCACATTCGGCATGGGTATCTCATTTGAAGGTGTTGAGGGCGCCGATGAACCGCTTGCTCAATGTGGTGATAACGCTCGTTTGATCCTGTGTAACAATCCGCAAACGATAGGTGGTGTTGCCACTCGTCGTCCGCGTATCGACGCCAAAGATGTCCACCTTCCCCGACGAGGCCGAGAAGATGGCTACCGATGCCACAACCTCACCGTTGGTCACGTCATAAATCTGGATGTAGGCAGGTTCGTTGTCGCCGTTAGCTGGGAAGTTATAGGTCACACTTCCGTGGATGACTGCAGGCTGGTTTCGCGCCCGACTGAGAACAAGGGTTTCCAAAGTAACAGTCGTATTCCCACCAGCAGTGACCGATCCATTGGTGAAGGAGTAGTCGAACTTGGTCACCGAGTCGTCGGCGATCTTGATCGTATTCACGGAAAGGTTGGCGATCTTGGCGTTGTTGATGATCGCGTTCCTGATCTGGGCAGATCCGGTGATGAGTTCTCCGGTCGTCACCTTGTCCGCGGTGATGGCATTGGCAGCAATCACATCGGTCGTGATCCCCTCTGGGGTGATCAGCGTCGAGCCAGCCCGCTTCTTGATGACCTCGATGTTGGTCATGTAGGCAGTGCCGGCACCCCCACCGATCCTCCCCGCAGTAACTCGCATAAACTCGGTGCCAGCGGGTGCAACTATCGGCCCAGCATCGGTTGCGGTGTAACCGCGAGAAACCTGCTTCCAATTGATGCTGTTGTAATTGCTTTCGTTCAAAATGAGTGGAGAACCAATTTGAGCACCAGCTTTATCGTAAAACCAGAACGTGAGGCGGCATGTGGCATCTCTTGAAGCACCTGCCGTTGCCATATCAAACTTGGCTGCAAACTGTTCACCACCAGTAACAGTGGCATTGTAGACGCACCTGGCAGACTTCCCATCTGCAGAATATGCAAATTTCAGTATATGCTTGGTCGGGGAGTTGGTCCCTGCCGTAGTCCCCTCATCCGCAGCGACCACCAAGGAAGCTGTGTCTGCAATGGCATCCCACCCCCGGAGATCCCCGAAGATGAAGGAGCCGTTGGGCACCAGGTTGCCACTGAGGTCGGTCACCACCAGCTGCTGCATGGCCACCGAGCCATCGAGCAAGATGTTTCTTGCCGCGATCCGGGCCACCGATGCCGTGCCGGCCGAACCATCTGCCGCGATCAGCTCGAGGAGGGAGACCTCACCCCCGGCCTGAGCCTTGATGAGATACCCGGCTGAAGCTCCTTCTTGTAGACTGGAAATGGCTGTCCGGTGCTCGATGATCCCCGCCTCGACATAGGTCACCGGGTAGATCTGGATCCGGTGGATCGTGATGTCCTTGACCGCCATGCCGCCGAACTGGGAGGCATTGTGGTTGGCCATGACGAAGATCTCACACGAGGTCACGGCGGATAGATCCACCCCGTCCGGGATGCGGAACTCACCCGTCGCCAGCATCATCTCGCCCAGGATGACCGGCTGTGGCAGCATATCCGTGAAGGGGATGGCCACCCGGTTGTCTGCGCCGGGGGTGTTGAAGTCAAAGAGGATCCCCGCCCCGGACAGGCTGCCACTGGTCAGGGTAAACTCGACCTCGACCTTGAAGGCGGTGGACTTCTTCTGCCCGCGCCAGAAGGTGGTCATCGTGGTGCCAGCTTGAACTCCGGCACTTACCCCCGACGAAGCCAAGTTCCAACGGAACTCGGTCCCAGTGGAGTAGACCGAGTTCGGCTGCCGCGTTGGACCCGTGTTCCAGTTTGCCCAGTTAGCCGGACAGAACTGATTGGAAAGGCACCCACTCCCTTGTGAGGTCACCCGAACGGCAAGGTCCGATGCCAGGGTAGCTGCAACTTGGGCACCTTCAGCGCCTTCCTGAGCCGAGACCGCGGCTTCCTGGGCAAGGACGGCAAGGGCCACCTGATCTCCAGCGTCACTGGCTGCTTGGGCAGCCAACACCCTCTCATCATAGGCCTGGCTCGCAGATCCCGCCGCAGTCTCCTGTGCGGTGACCGCTTGGTCTCGAGCGGAGACTGCATTTGTCCTGGCCGTTTCTGCCAACAAACGATCGGCCTGAGCTGCCGAGGCATAGGACTCCGCCGCGGTCACATAGCCTGCCACCTCGACGACCTGCTCGGCCACGGCACCAGCATAGGCTTCAGCATCGCTCTTGGCCTCAGCCGCCAGTCGCCACGCCCTCCGACTGAGGGAGATCTCCTGCACATCGAACCATGTGACCCGGAGATGGCTACCATCCGCCAGCTGACGGAAGTGCGGGAAGATGAACTGGGAGGCTTCTGACCCAGTGAGCAGGATCACATTCGGGAGATCGGTCACCTGATCTGGATCGGCCGTCAGATACCAGACCACCGTGACTTCTTCACCCACACCCTCGTTGCTGCTCTCCCAAACCTGGATGTCGGCGAGGGGAGCGATCCGGGTTGTGGCATTGTCCCAGGTCGTGGCTCCTGCCCAGAGGCAGGCCGGTGTGGTGGTGCCATGAGCCAGCACCCGGATCCGGGCCGAGACCTGGTAGAGCTTGTCGGGCTCGAAAGCCATTGGGTAGGCGGGACCTACTGCCGTGGAGACCGAACCATCCAGGTCGAGCGCATCCCCGAACACGGGGTCATTGGTGAGGAACCGTTCCTCTGGGACCGGGAGCTTCGGGAAGAAGGTCGTGCTGTCCGGCTCGGTGGTCCAGCTCGAGGCTGGCAACCTCAGGGTCGATCGCTGCCGCGGCTTGATGGCTTCGGTGAGCCGAGCTTCCCGGAGGTCCAGCGCCTCCATAAGGGAGTCCGTCTCCATCCCGGCAAGCACCGTGGCCAGGGTGGTATTTCCCTGGATCGCAGCCAAGGCTGCGTTGTTGATTTGGGTCTGTTGGTTTGGCAGCTCCACATCCAGGATCTGGCTGGCCACCGACTGGACATCATTCAGTTCCAGCCCGAGCTCTGCCGCCACCTGCTGGGCTGCAGCTGCCGCACTGGTCGCTTGTGCGACCGCGGCGGCAACCTCTGCACTCACCCCCGTCATGACCCCGGTGGCAATCCCGGTCGTCATGTCATCCGACCAGCCGGCAAAGATACCGGGGATCTGATCCAACACATACTGGATCCGGGCATCAGTGTAGACCCGAGCCGCAAGGGTCGCTGCATAGATCGAGCTGATCGCCGAGTTCGCCGTGCCCTGCGCTGCGTCAGCATCATCCTGGGCCGCGTCGATACGGGCATTGTGGTTCAGGGCAACATCCTGGACCGTCTGCTCAAGCGAGGCGATGTCGGTTTCGATGCCGGGGAGAACCACCAGCTCGAGGTTCTCTGCCCAGGAGGCGATGTCTTCGATCGGCATCAGATGAACCCTTTGTCCCGCAGTCGATCAAAGCCGGAGGTCGTATCGTCCTGCGCGAGATCGCCCTCTTCGGCGACGGCACAGAGCGCCTCGTAGCGGTTCATCAGCTGGACGCTCTTAGCCACATGGGCATCCCCGGCCATGCCGGAGAAGATCCCGGCCGCCACTCGGACCTGGAGAGCCTCCTCCAGTGCAGGCAAGATGCGGACCTGTGCTTCCAGATCAATGGGGTCCGGCAGCGCCGGATGCCCGGCCTGATATTCGATCGTGTAGCGTTCCCCGGCGACCGCACTCTCGAAGAGGATCTCGTCATGGGACAGGATCTGGATGGTTCCATCCAAGTGGTCGTGCCGGTTGATGCCGAAGGGCTGGGCCTCATTGGCCGGGGTCAGGGGATTGTCTTCCCGACCGACGGAGAGGATCTTCACCAGATCCGGGATCAACGTGCTCAGGTCATAGGACTTTTGGGTGCCGACGATCGTCAGAGTATAGAACCCTCTCCGCAGGATGAAGCGGGCATGCAGGGCTTTCAGCGCCAGCTCGATATGGGACTGGACCTTGCCCTGTTGATCCTCGGCGATGGACCCTGCCCCCTCCATTCCGATCGAAAGGGCAGACAGCTCCCCGTAGCTCAGGCGTTTGAACAGCTCTTGCAGTTCCATGGTTCAGCAATCCCTTCGATAAACCACACCACACCACACCGGGCGGGCTAGACGATGTAGGAGGAGAGGGTGGATTGGCCGTGATCTTCCGGTTCATCCAGCCCCCAGATACCGTCTTCGTTCTGGGATTGCGGAGCGTCCTCGGAGGGCTTCCAGGGTTTAAGATACATCAGCATGGAGACGGTGTCGATGAAGTCATCATGCTTCGACTTGAGACCGGAGACCGTGGCCAGTTGGATCTCTTGCAGCAACTCACCCAGAACGATGGAGTTCTTCATCTCCTCGGGCAGATAGATCTTGCCCGCCTTGAACAGAGGCACCACGAGGTTGAAGCGGGCGAGCTTGTCACCCTCGGGCTGGATGCCCGGCTGCCCGTTCTTGCCCAGGGCAAAGGTGAACCATTGGTTCCGGGTGATCATCTCATTGGTGAGCCATTGGATGAAGGCCCCCTGTTGCCCGGCGATCTCGATGCCCACCGCCTGCGGCCGATACTCGGCCACGAGGCGGAAGAGGTCATTGATTGCATGATCCATGGTCTGCTTCTTGCAGACCCCATCCACCCAGAACCAATCCCCATTGGCGTTGTAGGCCCAGACCGAAATGACCGAGTAGTCGTTCGACTGCTTGGCCTTCGTGGCAAAGTCGGTGGTGATGTAGAAGTTGAACTTGCCCCGGTTCTGCAGCACAGCCTGCCGACTGAACCAACGGATCTCGGTATCCTGGACCAGGCGTTCTTCGGAAGATGTGATCCGCAACATGAGCTCCTGCATGAAGGCGTTGACGGTCCCCTCCAGCACCGCCTTCTCATAGGCGGCCTTGACCATGGAGTAGGGGAAGCGATCTTCCCAGGCTCCCCGGAACTCGGCCTTGGAGCAGGGGAAGCGTTCGCAGACAGGCCAGACGTTGACGTGCCAGGCCCCGGATTCCACCGCCTCATAGAGCACATCGCCCTTGTTAAAGGGGGTGCCGTTCCAGAGGGTCTTGCGCTTGGTCGGGTGGAGGGCGAAGTCCACGCCCTTGGTCACCGTGTCCTTGATCGAGGCCATGGCGGTTCTGGACTTGGCATCGTCATCCGAGACGAGGTCGTCGAGAACGCAGAGGGTGGGGCGCTTCCCGAAGACCTTGGAACCACGGATCCCGGACTTGGCGCCATACATCTTGATGCCCAGGCGGTTGCCGTCCTTGGACTTGAACTCAATGTAGTTCTCGGTGAACTTGGCTTCCGGCAACCATTCCTTCAGGAACTCGGAGTTGTGGTATCGGAACTCGATGTTCTGCCGGAAGTTCTTCACCCCGTTGTCCATCGAGTCGGAGACATAGAGCATCCCCTGGACCCGACCGAAGCCCTCGATCTCCCCGAAGACCCCGAGGTAGAGAGCCAGGTATTCCCCCATCAGGGTGGTCTTGGCGGCGCCCCGGAAGCATAGGTTGGCGATGTTCTGCTTCTTGCCCGCGATCTGGTCCAGCATGGCCAGGTGAACCACGGGCGTCAGGTTCTCTTCACCCTCTTCTCCGTTCACCAGCTTGATGAAGTTCAGGAAGTTCAGGGCGAAGACACTCGGCATGTAATGGCCCGAGTTCAACGAGCCATAGTCCACCTGATTGAGCCAGTCGTCGACCGACTGTCGCACGAGGCCACGGTTCGCCAGCATGGCGGCGATGTCGACCTGATCTGGATCAGACGACGGCAGGGCCTCTTGAACCATCAATTCAACAAACCCTTCGGGGCTTCTTCCAGGGGCTCGGCTCCGGTCACGATGTTCGGATCATCCAGCAGGATCTGGAGCTTGGCCGCCTCGAGGAGGTAAAGGGCATCGGCACTGTTGTGACTGGAGACGACCGAGATCTCCCCATCCTTCTTCCGGCCGACCAGCACAGCCATGGCATCAAAGCAGCCGGTCTTCAGCCCTTCCTTGACCATCTGCCGCGGGGTGGGTGCCTTGCTCTTCTTGCCCATGGTTCAGGCTCCCGGCTGGAGGCCGGTCGCACATTCACCCGCGAGGGCGGCATATCCGGCGAGGTCGACATAGTCATCGAGGTGGGCTTGTCCCTGCATGCCGCGGGCCAGCTTCAGGGAGATCATGAAGCGCCAGCCCTCGAGCTCGGTCAGGTTCTGTCCGGTCATGGCGTTGAAGATCGCCACCGTCCGAGCCATGGACCGCTCCCCACCTTCGGCGTCGCGGGTCACTGCCCGATCACGGAGAGCCTGAGCTGCGTCCTCGAGGAGCTTGGGAGCCACCCCGACCGAGGGGGTGGGTTTGTTCAGGGACTTGAGGATTTCCTGGAGCTTGTCCAGGCCCTCTTGGGGATTTGGTTGGGCGAGAACGTAGTGGGGGTGTTGGTTCATCTTGGGCTCCTTCTGGTTGCCCGGATATTTGCACACCACACCACACCAAAGCAAGCTAGACCACGTCAGGCGCCTTCGGGGTCACGTCCCGCATTGAGCCAGGGATCGGCTGATGGGCCACATCCTTGGTTGCCACCCCGGCTTCGATGGCAGCAATCTGGACCTGAGCCAACGAGGCCATCATGTCCTTCAGGGCATCGAGCCCCCGCCCGGTCTGCCCACCGAGGTCGATCTGAACCTTCTTGGTCTCCGGCACCTTGAGATGGGTGAGCAGTGAATTGGCGGCCTCGACCCGGACCTTGGCCGAGACATCCTCGTCATTCATGATCGAATACTGGACGTTGATCGCTTCCTGGTAGGCATGGGCATTGAGCACCCAGGTCGGGATCAGGCTCTGCTCCCGAACCTTGTTGACCAGCTGCCCCGAATTGTAGGCCGCCACATAGGAGCTGATCTCCTTCTCGGTCGCAGCCCGGTTGACCAGGATCTGATACCGATCGGGGAAGGTCTTCTTCCAGGCCGTCTGGTTCGAGCAACCCATCATCTTGTGGGAGACATAGGTCACGGCCGAGATGTAATCATCGAGCCGGAACCGACCCTCCTCCAGCACAGAACCAAAGCTGAGGAAGTTCTCCCGGAAGACCTTGGCCTCCTCGGGATCGGTGGCGATGGCATTGATCTGAGCCAACAGCTGAGGGGTGGCTGCAGTCTTGAAGGCCGCAGGCAGGGCCTCTCTCAACTCATCTTGAGTCAGCATCTCTTCTTCTCTTCCAGAGGGGAGTATATCTCATAGATAGAAGATGACTCTTTAGGGTGTCAATAGGATAAACCATACCACACCATACCAGTAGATAGATCTCTCTCCTCTCTTCTTCATCTCAGATAGATCCTCCTTCCGCTGACGCTACAGTCGGATCTATCTGAGAGCAGAGTCTCTTAGATGAAGAGAATCTTGAAGTAGAGGAGAACAGTTCAATGGATCAGATGAAGTATCCAGTCCTTAAAGAGTGGATAGATGAGGTAAGACATTGGGAACAACCATCCAGAGGATATGGCATTGGTTCTCTTACAGATGGAGTTCTTACAGACATCATCTTCATTGGAGAACACTGGGACTATCTGAAGCTGAAGGAAGAGAAGGGAACAGACTGGTCCAGAGAAGATGTTGCCAAGCTGGCATGGAACAGCTGGATGGATCGTCAGTCTCCAGATGCAGAGTTCAAGCTCGGGTATCTGATTGGATACAGGTTCCTGGTTTAGTCTCAGACAGTCGTGGTTTTGTGGTCATTCATGGGATCCGGCCGCAGTAGGGAAATCCTCATAGTTTACTCGGGTGGCAGTCTTATACACTCTGGGGACACCATGGAGGAGCTCCCCCCCCCCCTGTAGGTATCCACGGCCTGTAGGCCGTGTTGGACTACCACGCTCACCTATGGAGGATCCCCATGAGCATCATTCGCACCGCCTTCACCTCGGCTACCACTGGCGCACTGTCCACCGTCGCCGCTGCCGCCAACTCACTCACCTCCGCTGCTGAAGCAGTGGACATCGGTGCCCAATCCCTCAAGCAGATCGCCAAGGTCGGTCTGCACAACGCCACCAACTGGGCCGAAGCCGCCGAAGAAGATACCGTCGAAGCCAAGGTCGAGCGCAAGCTCATCCGCCACGACGAACGTGTCGCCCGCATCGAGGCCATCGCTCTCTCTGCTGCCAAGCGTCAGGAGAAGCTCAATGCCAATCCCGAAGCCAAGGCCATCTTCAACGAGATGATGCGCTCCATCCAACCGTCACTCCGCGTCGCTGCCGAGTAACCCTACAGCCACCCTGCACATCGCGGGGTGGCTACTTCATTTCAAGAGGACACCTAACCTAAACCCTACCGTCGCTGACACCGATCAGGATAGAGACCACACACCTCACCACACTCCATCAGCTCGTCATCCAGTGCCCATGTCCATCTTCCGGGTCACTCGACACCGGACAGAGGCTCATGCCTCTGTATGGCTCTCCTATGCGCCATGCGGCCTGAGGGCCGCAATGGATGCAACGCCAACATCGGAGCCCATCATGCGGATCACCACCGACACCGAATACGAAGCTGCCGTTGCTCGCAAGAACGAGATCATCCGGCAACTCGACGAGTGCTACAGCACCGTCTTCGACATCCCACACAATCACCCTCTGGAGATCGAGCTGGACCGCATCTGTGCAGCTCTCAACCTCTACGAGGAGGCTGAGATCTACAACAGCCTCTGCCTCTGCAACTTCTGAACCAAGGAGAACAAACCGTGACCAAACCTAAGGACACCCTCGCCAGCAAACTCGCCCAATTGATCTCGCCTCAGCTCTCAGCCGATCAGGAGGCATATGATGCCCAATGGGAGGCCGACATGGAGGCCGAATACCAGCGCATCCATCAGCTCGTCTATGGTCACCCAACCATGAGCCCGACTGAGCAAGGCATCGCCGAGCATCCCATCCTTGCCCGGTGCAGGCTCTTGATCCAGTCGATCGAGAACCAGATCCCAGACGAGTCCATGAGCTGGAAGGTGGAGCTCTTCTGCGACCACATCCGGTCCATCTTCACCGCACCACGACCCAATGCCACAAGTCCTCATCGGAACCATACCGAGGGCCTTGATGCCGTCGTCTTTCCCTATCGACCCTGAACCAAGGAGCACACCAATGACCATCCTGACCTACACCGACGAAGCTACCAAAGCTGTCATGACCTACGAACTGGATGACCTGCCTCAGGGTCACCAGTTCTTTCCCGGCATCCGGGTCAAGAGCCTCGTCATTAACGGGGTCTCTCACATCTTCTACGACCACGAATGGCCGGGGGAAATGTCCCCTGAGTCCGTATTCGCGGAGCTCTCCACTGTGGTCCTGCACCACTACTTCGACTCGAACCACTATCAACCAACTCCAGAGGAGTTGGCTGAGTGGGAGATGCGTATGGAGGCCGAGCAGTCAGGCATTGAGGCTCTGGCCGATGACAACTCCCACGAGTCCTCCTCTCTCGCATGACCAACACTGACACGGCCTGTGGGCCGTGTTGGCACATCGCCAGTCACACCACACCACACCAAACCATGGAGACTACCCATGCCTTTCGTCCTTCCCTTCCTCGTCATGGTCCTTGTCGATAAGGCCATCTACGAACAGCTGACCGCAGCCAGTGGCCCGCTCTGGCTGCTCTTCGGCTTCATGGTCACCATGACCGTTGCCGTCGGCATCGTCATGGTCTTCGCCTTCATCGACGCTTCGGTGGAGCGCAGCTTCTACCGTGGCCGGAGGTTCTGAACCATGCGGATCCAGCTGCCTCTGCAAGACGAGCTTCGGATCTGTGAGGACAGCTTGGCTGTCGCACAGGAAGACCTTCCCGAAGATCTCGAAGATGAGATCGAAGCCCTGCTTGCAGGGCTCCCGACTCCCATCCCATTCGTGCCCTACAGGGCCTATTAACACAGGGCCGGCGACGGCCTTGTGCTTGCCACAATGTTGCCGCTTGTCTCTGTGGACACCATTGGATACTGGAACCGCGGTCAGCCCATTAGTGGGCACCGCAGGGTTGGGTTTTTGGGGTTTTCCCAGAGACAACCCAAGCACACAATTCAACCGTAACTGCGGCCTGTGGGCCGCAGCGGATAGGAGCACGGTGCTCTGTCCGCAATCATGGAGACTACCCAAATGGCACAATCCCTGCGCAACCAGAACTTCGCTGGCAACCGTTCCTCGAACCGTCCGTTCTCGCGGGACAACCGCGCCAACGACGACCGTGAGGAAGAGGCTCTGCCGCCGGCCGACTATTGGCTGAACGTGGGCTTCACCCAAGTCGATCCCGAGACCGGTGAAGAGACCTTCGTCTCGCTGTCCCGCAAGGGCATCCCGTCGGATGCACTGAAGATCTCGTCGGGCAGCGGCCCGATGTCGAAGGCCAAGAACAAGGCCATCACGATGCTCGATGACCGCGCCATGGCGATGGAAGCGGGCGATGTCTGGACCACCCGCCTGCAGGTGCAGGTCCGTCGTGTGGGCACCACCAATGGCGCCGCACCGCTCGAAGAGGACAACCCGTTCATCGACGCCATCCGCGCTCTCTTCGCCGACTGATCCGGCACAGCCCTATCCCTTCGGGGGTAGGGCATCCCTTTTTTCCATCCCCTTCCTGACCCGGCACTCGGGATAGTCATTCTACCCTCGATAGTCCGGTTGGCGTTGCTCCGGCCTGTGGGCCGGTTGGGTGGTTGGCGTGGCTCTGGCCATGTCTGTCACCTAAGGACGCCCTAAAGACGGTCCTCACTCATGACCCTCGACTGTCCTAAAGGACCAGACCTTGGAAAGATCCAGGGTCTGTCCTGAACCATGCCCAGAAGGGAGAGACCCATGAAAGACTTCGATCGGGACTACGATACCCTCGAGATTACCGACCTGTTGCCCGAGCTCGCAGAGCTCGAAGACATCAATACCGAGACCTCCACTCAGATCGAGCTGGAGAAGCTCCACTGCAAGTATCAGCAGATCCCGGCCATGCGGGAGGACTTCGCACGGGACCTCACCGGGACCATCGAGGCGACCGGACTGCCTATGGCTTTCTGCCTGCAGCTCCTCGTCCAGATGGCCCTACACCGCACCGCGGATGTTTCGACCATGGTCGGCATCCTGCGGCCGCACTTCGAGGACAAGGAGAAGCCGGCACAGGCCTGTGCCGATGCCATCTGGGAAGCCTGCGGCCACGACCTCCTCGACTATGACGACGAACGTCAGAAGCTCGTCATGGCCTATGATGTGGACGATGAGACCCATCGGATGATCGAGCAGTTCATGTATCCACTGCCCATGGTCGAACCTCCTGCAGAGGTGAAGACCAACCGGCACACCGGCTACAAGACCATCAAGGGCTCCATCATCCTCAAGCACAACCACATCGAGGAAGATGTCTGCCTCGACCACATCAACCGGATGAACGCCCAGGAACTCAGGCTGAACACCAAGATCGTCTCGATCATGCAGAACAGCTGGGCGAACCTGGACAAGCGCCAGGAGGACGAGACCGTGGTCGAGTTCCGGGCACGGCAGAAGGCCTTCAAGAAGTTCGACCGCACCTCACGGGATGTTATCGACCTCGTGTCGATGCAGTCCGAGAAGTTCTGGCTGACCCACAAATACGACAAGCGCGGGCGGACCTACGCCCAAGGCTACCACATCAACTACCAATCCGGTGACTGGCACAAAGCCATGATTGAGTTTTACCGGACAGAGCAGTTGAAAGAGGCATGATACCCTGTTAGGGTAAATATACCCCTACAAGGAATCCAACATGAAGATCTGCAAAGACTGTGGTGAGTCCCTACCACTCACCGCATTTCGGCCCAAGCCGTCCAACAAGGATGGCTTGGAGCCACGCTGCAAAGCCTGTCGAAACATACGATACAACAAGGCAGACCCACACAGGGTCTTCCGCAAAATCTACAACAGTCAGCTGCTCAATTCAGTAGGTCGGGGGCATCCGCCACCGGCATACACCTATGAAGAGCTCATTGCTTGGGCAGACCGACAGCCACAACTCTGGGAGCTTTGGCATGCCTATGTGGCATCAGGATACCAAAAGGAGTTGAAGCCGAGCTGCGATCGTCTGGACAACAACCGCCCATACGAGCTCGACAACCTCGAGATCGTGACCTGGGAGGAAAACCGGGCAAGGGCAGCCAGGGACAAAGCAGCCAACACCCTACTGGTGAACCACCGCCCAGTAGCCGCATACAATCTCGATGGCTCCAAACATAGAGAATACCCATCCATCACAGAAGCCATGAGAGAAGTCTCAGGGAATATGTGGGGCATCTCCTCTGTGGCCAATGGAGTGCCAGTCAGAGATGGGCGCGGCCACCTCTACACACCCAGAACCTATAAAGGATTCATTTGGAAATGGATCTGAACATCAACCCGCAGGGGAACGACTGGCAGAAGGCCATGATCGAGTTCTTCCATGCTGAACCTCTGAAGGAGATTTGAACCATGGGAGATCATGGAGACGACCTTTGGGACATCGCTTTCGAGGATAACCTGGCACAGCATAACGATGTCTGGCCCGAGGACTATGTTCCCAAGACCTGGACCACCAACGAAGGCAGGATCCTGCTCCTCACGGAGATGACAACCAGCCACATCTTCAACTGCATCGAATGGCTCAAGAGACGGCCGTTCCCTGACAAGCCAAAGATCAAGCAGATGATCGCAGCCTTCGATGCGGAGCTGGAACGGCGCCAAACCGAAGCCCAATCACGGGAGGAGTGAACCATGGGGAAACGATCCGAGATGCTCCGGTTGGAGCTGAACCTGACTGCCCAGAAGCTGAAGGTGGCTGATGCCTCCAGGATGTCGACCTACTGGGCTACAACCAATCAGGTGGCCGACCTCCTGAAGCGCAACTTCACCGCCAGCGGTATGGTTCTCCACGTCACCGATCTGACCGGGAAAACCCTCATCAATCCCGTGATGATCTCCGACGGGCTCAGTGAGGCAACCCTGCGAGCCATCCATGCCGACATCGTCCGTAGCTACGACTTGGCGGCATCGTTCGGTCCCATCAAACCCCTCGATCCACCGAAGGAGTGAGCCATGACACGAATCTCCAAATCCCACGCTGCTACAGCCCATGCTGTCTATGGGGGGATAAAGAAGCTCAATCTTTCGGATGAGAAGAAACGGATCTGGGCAGAGGCCTTTGACCGGATGATGAACCCGCCACCAGTGGAGGGGGAAATCATCGGCCGAAGCCCTGCGGAGATCTGGTTCAACGATGAGCTCGCCAAACCCGGCAGCTTCCACATCAAGAGCTTCGACTTCGGGTCACCGCCCTGGTCTCAGGAGCGCATCACTCCGGTCGACACCACCCCTGACTGGAAACATCCCATCCCAACCAATCGGGCAGGGAATACCCCATCTCTCGAGGCCCGCCTCAAGGCTCGAGCCAAGCGCAAGAAACGGAAGTGACATCATGAGACTGGACACACCAGAACGGGCCAACCTGTTCGGATCGGCACAACGGGCTCACAAACATCTCGGTGTGCTCTTCCAGAACCCGATGGAGCTGGACAAGGACATCATCCAGGAAGAGATCTCCATCGCGGAGAGCTACCGGGATCAAGAGATGGCCCGCTACAACAACTACATCACCAAGCTCAACGAGCTCAAAGCTCGCATCAAGGATTGATCACATGATCGTCATCACCCTCGGCAATGGAGCCGAGTTCTACATCACCCAGGACAAGCGCATGGGCATCCGTCAGGTGACCAATGGCCAGATCACCAGTGATGTGGCTCTCGGCACTGCAACAGAGAAGCGGCTGGATACAATCCAACTGCACATGAACTCGCTCCGGCCTCATCTGGACTGAGTTCTACCGAACCACAGCACAGCACACCAACTGCAGAACATACCAGGAGATACCCAATGGCTTTCCAAGAGTTCACTCCGATCCAGTATCTGATGATCGACATCGCCAACAACGCTGGCCAAGACAAGGAAGACTGGGATCTCCGCCTGCAATGGTTCGAGATCCATGAGGCCCAGATCCGCGAGATCGCCGAGCTGGCCCAGACAGCGCCCAAATCCATCCCGAGCCACCCCCTGGTCAAATATGCCAAGGAGAACGGCGAGCCCTCGCTCTTCGTCGCAGGAATCCTCGCATGGGATGCTGCCCGTCAGGGCAAGGAGATCGGCTATCCAATCTCCCTCGATGCCACGGCCTCGGGTGCCCAGCTTCTGGCTCTCCTCGTGGAGTGCGAGAAATCGGCCCTGCTCTGCAACGTGATCGACTCGGGCAAGAGGGAGGACCTCTACACCAACGTCTATCACCTCATGCTGGGCCGCATGCCTGACCAGGCAATCTCGATCACCCGGCAGCAGGTCAAGGACGCTGTCATGCCCTCGTTCTATGGTTCACGGGAAGCCCCGATCCGCACCTTCGGAGAAGGGGAGCGGCTCCAGTGCTTCTACGATACCATGTCCCAGGACCTGCCTGGCCTCTGGGCTCTGAACAACGCCCTGATCGAGCTCTGGAACCCCCGCACTCGAGCCCACAGCTGGGTGCTCCCCGACAACTTCCATGTCCGCACCAAGGTCATGGATGAGCGGGAAGAGCATGTCCAGTTCGCAGGCGCCCTGCATGTGGTGACCACCAAGGTGAACCGGCCGAAACCCTTCGGTCTGGACATCGCTGCCAACTCGATCCACTCGATCGACGGCATGGTGGTCAGGGAGATGTCCCGTCGGTGCTCCTACAATCCCGACAAGATCGCAGCCCTGATCCGGCTGACCTCCGGTATCTCCCCGCACAGACCCAACCGCAACAGCCCGAACCACGACCTCGTGGAGACGCTGTGGCAGCACTATCTGGACTCTGGCTTCCTGTCGGCTCGTATCCTCGAGCTGCTGGATCCCCAGAACATCCACCTGGTCGATGCGGATGTCATCCGGGGCATGATCAAGACCCTGCCGGAGAAACCGTTCCCGATCCTCTCGGTCCACGACTGCTTCCGCTGCCACCCCAACTATGGCAACGACCTGCGCCGGCAATACAACCAGATCCTGCATGACATGGCTCAGTCCGATCTCCTGAGCTTCATCGTCAGCCAGATCTCGGGCACCCGCATGAAGGTCCATAAATACGGCAAGATCGCCGACCGGATCCTCGAGACGAACTACGCCCTCAGCTGATGCCTCGTTCCATCCCCATGTCCCTATAGGGATGGAACTACCTCGATGCCCCACCCGCTTCCGCGGTGTGGGGCATCTCTTTTTTCCCCCATATACCCACCAAGAAACAGCCTACTTCAGGACAGTCACGAAGACAGTCGCAGGTCCATCAATAGGGGCTACTGGAGGGAAGGACCTCATCCTATCGCCGATCCAGGAAGAGTCCAGAGCCAAACCACCAACCCGGTCAGGGTTGTTTTGTGGTTGTTGGCTCCAGCGACCAGCCCCGAACCATGGAGGTCACAATGATCACCCACCTGCCGACCCGTCGCGTGACGGACCTGAAGATCCAGCACATCACGGCAGGACCCGGTGGTCCCGTGGTTGCCTCGAACCTCACCTACAAGATCGACGGGAAAAACAACTCAGCTCGGGTTCCCTGGGCTGCAGCCAGCCCGGCCGCCGAGATGCGCCGCATCGAGGAGGCATTGAAAAAACAGTCGGGGAGGGGTCCCAAAGACCCCGCGGCGTGATAATCATACCACATCACACCACACCGAGAGGATTGAGCCATGGGCACTCCCAAGCTGAACACCGTCCCGAAAGACATGGTCGCCGAGGCCAAATGGATGAAGGAGAACTTCACCTACAAGCCCGACGGCATGGCTGACGAATGGGACATCGGCAAGACCGTGGGAGACTGTGAGGACTATGTCCTGAAGCTGCTCCAGCGTCTCTGCGGGGGCAGCAAGTCCAAGGTGATCAAGATGCTCCTCAAGGGCAAGGCCCGGATCATCTACACCAAGACCAAAGGCGGCACCGGCCACGCCGTCCTCGAATACCAGGGCTTCTACATCTGCTCCCGCTATCAGACCTGGAGCAAGTGGCGGCCGGAATACACCGTTTTCAAACCCTACAACCGGACCATGCTTGCTCTCAAGCTGGCCCTCGGAAAGGTCATCTGAACCATGGATACCCGTGACATCGACATCGTCCCCGCCACCGGCCTCGTGGCCATCATCGCCATCTGCTCTGCAGGTGGCGCCATCATCGGGCTCCTGACCGGCTTCTTCGTCTGGGCCTTCTGATGGCCGACGACATCCTGAAACGCAGCCGCAGGGTCTCCCTGACGGTGCAAGAGATCCTATTCCTCCAGGGGGCTCTTTCCATTGGCATCCAAGCCAATCAGTCCGAGAAGCTGCACGAGAAGCTCTCCCGCATAATGCGGGAAGAGTGTGATCCTGAACGTCACCGCCTCGTTGAGGCCTACCGCAATGCGGTCGAGGCCAAGGACGGAGAGATCGAAGTCGACGCAGACGCTGAGGTCAGCCTGAGCGATGACGACGGTGCCTATGTCCAGGTCTGGATGTGGGTCTCCAACTCACAGGCTGGCCTCATCACCGAGATCACCTGCATGTCCTGTGGCGACACCACCAACAGTGACGACAGCCCGGACGGTGAACGCTGCCCGGACTGCTACAACCGAGAGGTCGACCACCCATGACAGCCCAGACCCAATGGATCGTGGTCATCTTCCTCTTCACCCTTGGGTGGATGACCCACCACAATGCCCTCGAAGCCCACAGACACACCCACGAGCTCGCCTGCCACGTCGGTGCTGAAGAGCTCTGCAGCTGGCACAGATCCAACTGAGCCAGCTTCTCAAGATCCCCCTGCTGCAAACCTAGCCCGTGGGTGGCGGGCTGCGGCCTGAGTCACCGCAATCCATCCAGTGGCAGGGGGACCCTGACCACGCAGCCCTGTGAGGAATGAACCATGGCACTTAAGACCCTCCAAGACAAAGCTGAGGCACTGGCAGCCGAATACCTCGAGCGAGTGAGGATGCACGATGAGTTGACCGGCGCTTGTGCCGATCTGCGTCGTGAGCGGGCCAAGGACATTCGCGATTTACATGAGGCCACCGCCAACACCCTCACCGCTCTCCTTGCCCGCGCCGAAGCCGCAGAGGGTAAGATCGAAAATGCCGGGCAGGCGATGGCTGAAACACAACCGTCTTGGGAATACCGCTGTCACGCAATCACTGCGGCACTCGGCATGGATTTTGGTGGGCCAACCCCAGATGGCATACCTGAGGAACACACTTGGTATTCCCACAATCTGAAACGAGCCAATTCAGAGCGTGATGCCGCCGTTTTGAAATCCCATCAATACAAGGCCGAACGAGACGCCGCGTTTGCCGAGGTCGCCCGCCTGTCCACCCCACCGGATGATGCGGAGGTGGCGGCACTGTCCGCATTTCACGATTGGTCCAATAACCATGCGGCGGACTGGAAGATGGGCGCGCTCAAAATGAACGGTAAGTTTAGCCGCTTCATGGACCCGGACACTGATACTGCATGGATCGGCTTCAAAGCTGGCTTTCTCGTCGCCCTCGCCCGCCTGTCCCACGCCCTCGCGGCGGAGCGGAAGCTGGCGGATGATGCTGTGCATGAATTGAAGCACGCACGGGCCGTTCTCCGACATGAACAATACCTAGATGATCCGGGGCGTGAGGCCGTCATCGCCCGCCACGCGGCCCGCAGGAAGGAAGAAACCCTCGTCAAGCATGGGAGCAAGACATGAAGATCAAGCGATACCGTATGGTGAGAGACCCGTGGAACCACGCGCACATGACGGCGCGTGATGACGGCGAATTTGTTCTGCACGAAGACCACCTCGCCCTTGTCGCAGCGGTAGAGCATGAACGTGATAACGCCCTTGGTATTGTGGCCTCTGCTTATGCGGCTGGATATACACAGGCGGAGTCTGGTCTCCCAAGCCACGCAAATCAACACACAGCAGCCCAAGCCGCCCTCACTGCGATTGAGCGGGCGGCTTATGAACGGGGCGTGCGGGATGCGGCAGAAAAGTGCGATGCCGTGCGCAACCACGAGGACACGACCGAAGATGAGTCTGTCGGCGCTCTGTGCTGTGCGTTAGAAATCCGCGCCCTACTCACGCAGGAGGGGCGGTGATGGTCGGCGGATACATTTTGCAGGTCACTGAAATACGCCCCGGCGTTGCACAGATTTGGGTGCAAGGCACCGGAAGCGAACAGCACGACGAATTGGCAGTCGATGTAAAGATCGCGCCAGTCATGCCAAAGCCCGGCGATAGCTGCTGGTGGCAAGGCCGCAAGTGCTACTGCGCCAAGGACACAATCACTTTGGAGCGCGTCGGTTACAGCTATGACCCGCGCAAGCAGGAGGGGCGGTGATGGACAAGCCCAAGATCATCGAAACCCACATCCGCAAATGCCGCGTGGTGATCGACAAGCGCACCTTGGAGCGCATCGTCAAGGAATGGGCGATGAAACAGGCCGGGTTCTATGAATATGCGACCGGCGCTGAAATCAGGTTCCCCGACGCGACAGAGGGAAGCCCACCTTACAAGGTCGGCACCTACTGCACGGTTGACCTGACCGAGGACCAGATGCTGATACCGAAGGAGGCCACCCATGACTGACCTGATCACCGAGAACGCCCGGCTGCGGGCGGCGCTGGAAGCTATCTACGAGATCACGGTTGAGCCAGCGGAAACGGACCACAAGAACGTGCGAGGCTGGATTGAAGTAACTGCCCGCAACGCCCTTGCCACGCCCGCCCCTGACGCGGTGCAGGAGGCCGCGAGGGTGCCGGAAATCGCGGCGCTGATCGAGGCGGCGAAAGCCCTGCACCGTGACATGCTAGAGCGGGCGCAACTCAAGATCGACACGATCAGCGGTGATCAATACCGCATCGTCAATTCGGGCCGCACCGCTTGGGCCGACTTCGACGCCGCCATTCGCGCCATCGCAGGAGACCGCACATGAGCAAATACTTCGCCAATATGAGGGGCCGCCAGCACGAATGGCGGGTCGATGTCGCGGAGGCCTCAGTGGAGGACATGCGCGCTGACGGGATCGAGGTATTCGAGGCCGTCTACACCATCCCAGGATGGGTGGCCGACCTTGGCCTGACCCGCCCGTGGTGCATCATGCAGGATATCTGGGACGCGCCGACCCGCATCTGGAAACGGATTAAGCGAAAAAACCGCACATGAGCATCGCAGCACTGATCTGCCAACTGATCGGGCACAGGTTCAGCTACCAAGGCTATGACTACTTCGGCAAGGGAGGAAGTATGGTTTGCAACCGTTGCGCCAAGGAGAAAGGCCAATGACCGCACCGGAACGCATTTGGGCGTGGGAGATTACAGAGCGCGGGATACCACAAGGAGCGGGCGGTTGGATCAGGCACAAGGCTTCGGGGGATCACGAATACATCCTCCACACCCGCGCCGCGCTGGCTGCATCGCCACTGGTGCAGGAGATCGTAGCGGAGGCGGTGAAGGCGGAACGATCCAATGGCTAGACATCGGAAACGTGCCAAGGCAGGATCCCCTGGGGATTACTGGAAACATGACCGGAAGAAACGGAAGGCGCCATGGTGGCGCCGGCTGTTTGGTCTCAACTGAAAAGCTGAACCATGGGAGAAAAAGTCGCTTTGCTCGTCGCACTGCTCATGTGCGGTGGGGTGGTGGCATGTGCCATCAAGTTCCCTCCACCGACTGCAGCCGAGCTGAAAGAACAGCGTGAGCTCGAGCTCCAGGAAAAGCTCCCTGCTGGCTGCAAGGTCACCGACCTTGGATCCTTCGCGGAGATCGACCGCATGGTGGCCATCCAGTGCTCAGGCAGCACGGTGGTCACAACCCTACAGGTGGAGAAGCGTCTCCAGACCATGGGGAAAGTCACCCAAACGGTCACCGACATTGACGGGACCGTCAACATCATCCCGGAGAACTGAGTCGAGACTGACCCCAAGGGGTCAGTCTGCAGCTCTCGGGATGCCTCGCCACACCCGCAGCTTGCCATCATAGACTGTCTGGGCCTGTGCCTCCGTGGCACCGGCCCTGACCCGAACACCCCACAGACCCGGAAACAGGGCATTGCTGGGGATCACCACCTCCACCACCCGGCTCTCCGGGATGGCGGAGATGGCCTCGATCGCCTCCGTGCCCTGGAAGACAAAGGCCTCCGACCACGTCAGGACCGGAGCATGTGCCGGAACCGTCACCACGATGGTCGTCATCTCATCAGCATAGGTGTTCTCGGTCATACCCAGACTCCTTGCACTGTATGCTGTCTCCAGCTTCCTTCAACCTGCCGCATGGCCCAAAACCCTTCTACGCTGTGTTCTGCCCAGAACCCAGTCACTTCGATTTGCTTGGATGTATCCCGCTGATCCGTGGCAATGCCGGAGATCGAGATCGTCCCTTCGACAGTCCCGATCACCCGGATCCTGCCCAGGGCCTCCCCGGTAATTCCGATGGTTCCAGAGATTTCTCCAGACACCTCGGCCGCGGTCCCTGCACCGAAAGCCTCACCTGTGAGCCCGATCGAACCATTGACCGTTCCCAGGACCCGGACAGAGCCAAGCCCCGAGCCAGAGATCCCGATAGTTCCTGATACTGTCCCAACATCCCGGACAGATCCTAGACCCGAACCAGTGATCCCAATGGTTCCAGATACCGTCCCGACATCACGCACAGAGCCTGTGGCAGAGCCAGTCAGGCCGATACTGCCAGACACCGAGCCAATGTCTCGCACGGTCCCCGCAGCAGAGCCGCTCAGACCAATTGTGCCGGCCACCGAACCAGACACCTTCGCAGACCCCGTGGCAGCCCCGGAGAGGCTGATGGTCCCTGTGACCGTCCCGATGCTCCGCACTGACCCGGAAGCCGCTCCCGTGAGCCCTATGGTTCCGGCCACGCTGCCTGTGCTGCGAACAGTCCCCGCCGCAGAGCCGGTGAGGGAGATGGTTCCCGAAACCGTGCCCTCGACCCCGGAGCTCTCTCCAGGCTCCATGTGGTAGCTGTCCGGGGTCACCCCACCAATCGCCGGATTGGCATTGAGATCCCGCATCCCCTCACTGCCATTGAAGAGATCGGCAAACATCGTTGCCGGATCCATGGCAGTGTCATTCGACCACCAGTAACCTTGGGTCTCCCCAGGGATCACATAGGTGCCGGTGCGGTCCCCCATGAAATAGGCTTTGGCAAGGCTGACATCTGAGACAGCATCATCAGATGTCATCACCAGCACACCGTTGTGCCAAAGCTCTCCGTAGATCCCGCCGCCAAGTCCAGCAGCATTGAACCTTAGGACGAAGTTGTTGGTCCCGCCTGGGAAAGCCAGGTGGGCTGTGGGTCCGACAAAATCAAAGACTACCGGAGCCCAACCGGATGAGTAAAAACTGGCCGCGATGCTGCGACCAGACTCATCGTTGTGACCGTTGATGAAGACACTGGAGAACATATCCGTGTCGATCATCTTGGCCGTCGAGGGAGCATCCAGCTGCCCCGCTGCATAGCGATAGGACCATGCAAAAGTGCAGGCCGCAAAACCCCAAGGCGGCCCATCCGGCACAGCCAGGATGGGCGCTACGGGAGAGAACCAAGACGCTGCAGGCATGTGCTACCCCTGAGGTGATATGGGCCGGATCATCCGGCCCATTGGCTTCAGGCGTTGCCTGCGTTCAGGTTGAACGCCGTGATGTCCAGCACCACACCTGCAGCCAGAGCCACAGCACCAAGCTGCATGTCACCACCGGCACCCGTGAGACTCACCGTGCCCTGGCAGTGACAGGTCGTGCCCGTGCTGTCATAGATCCTGAAGTGAGCGGCCGTGCCAGCAGCATCCGCTGCGGGATCCGTCCAGAGACCGGCCAGGGCCTTGGCACCGTTCGCTGCAGCTGCCATCCAGTCAGCGGGCAGGGCCAGCGTTGCCAGCACCGTCCCGGTATCAGCTGCGGCGCAGTTGGCGGGCACAGCACCCGTGCGGATCCGCATGATCGGGCTTGCCCCGATTTCCGTCTCGGTGGCGTTCAGCCAGGCGTTACGCACCGGCACGGAGAATTGAAGAGCCATTGGTCACCCCTTGAAGATGGAGGAGGTCGTCGACCTCCCAGTCAAATTATATCACTTTACACCAAACCACACCAAACCGAAATCCGTGGATCCCCCTGAACCATCTGGACAGGGGATCTGGTCCGTGGGTAAATCACACCACACCAAACCGTCAGGACTTGAGCCATGAAGGACACTGTCTCTGAAGCCCCGGTCACCCCGAGCCGGGGACACAACTCCCCCTACGATCGCGGCCGGGCCGACAGCTACTACAGCCGTCCTCCTGAACCCAACAAGCGCACAGGCCATCTGGGCGTCAATCGGATCACCGATCTGACCCCGGAGGAAACCCAGGAATACTACGCCGGGTATGACTGGAATGAGCAATACGGCGAGAAAAAAGACTGGAGATAACACCGTGAGAACCTATGCCGACCGTCAGAAAGACGTGGGGCAGGGCCGCTATGCCCTGTCTTCCGATACCCGTGACTTTGATCCGACCACTCTCGAGGGAGCCAAGGCGATCCTCTCTGTGGCCGGCGCCAAGAAGGCCGCCAAGTTCGCCCTGAATGACCTCTGGAAGCAGGCACAGGAGCCGGGGCAGGGCTACCTACCCACCGCCCGGATCAACGCTCCCTTGCGTGTCCTGCAGGCCCTGGAGACCCTTGGCATGATCGAGAAAGCGCAGGATGATCGGGGCAGGGCTTTCCGATACCGGCTCTCCCCGACTGGCTTGCGCCAAGCCAAGAAGAAGGCGGGCCTCGTCGCATGACAAGGAACCCCGTCAAATACAGGGACATCACCATTCGCGGTGTGACCTACCCCGACGCCTCCGCTGCCGCTGCGGCGATCGGGGTAACCCGATCCACCATCGGCCGAGCCATCCGCTTGGGCAAACTGGACACAGTCGGACTGGGGGTCGGATCCAACAATATCTGTCCTGTCGTCATCCGTGGGGTCTACTACCCGACCCAGATGGCGGCAGCTGAAGCCCTCGGCGTCCGGGCGGATGTCGTCTGTAAGGCCCTGAACAGGGGAACCATCGACAACGTGGGCCTCGGCTCAGGGAACTGGCTCCGGGAAGTGGATGCTCCCCGAAACCCGATCACCCTGCTCGGGGTCACCTTCCCCTCCATGGCTGCTGCATCCCGGCTCCTGGGCTTCACGGACAAGCATGTCCATCGGGTTCTCAAATCCGGTGGCAAGAAGGCCAAAGCCCGCCTTATGGAGGCCGTCTGTGCCTACCGGGATGCCCAACATATCGCCCGGATGGACGCTATGCGCGCCAGAGAAGGGCGGGCACAGGTCACCCACCACCGGATGTCCGAAGCCGCCTGAACCACCCCACCCGCGCATCCCAACAGCACCACGATCGCCCTTGCGGTCGTGGTTTTTTGGGTTTGTGCCCTGATCAGATTTGGAGACTTCCATGACCATGTTTACCATGACCCCGAAAGAGGTCAGGGCCGCCATCCTCGAGTGCTTCGAGGCCCGACTGGTGCCCTTCATCCAGTCGAGCCCCGGCATCGGCAAGAGCGCCATTGTGGCCTCGATCGCCAAGGAGTTCGATCTCGAGCTCATCGACCTTCGCCTGAGCCAGTGCGCCCCGGAAGACCTCATGGGTCTGCCCATGCGCTTGGGCGAGGGCACCGAGATGAAGGCTGCCTTTGCCCCCTTTGCCATGTTCCCCGTCGTCGGGGACAAGCTACCCAAGGGCAAGAACGGCTGGCTGCTCTTCCTCGACGAGTTCAACTCGGGAACCAAGATGGTTCAGGCAGCTGCCTACAAGCTGGTGCTCGATCGCATGGTTGGCCAGTTCCGGCTGCATGACGATGTCTATGTCGTGGCGGCTGGTAACCTGGCCTCTGACCGCGCCATCGTGAACAGCCTCTCGACCGCCATGCAATCCCGCCTGGTTCACATCGAGATGGAGCTGCATCACGGTGAGTTCATGGACTTCGCCACGGCCGCACAATGGGATCCTCGCATCCTGGCCTTCTTGGAGTTCCAGCCGGGCAAGTTGCACAACTTCAAGCCCGACCACACCGATCGGACCTTTGCCTGCCCGCGGACCTGGGACTTCGTCAACCGGCTCATCAACGGCAAGCCCAAGATGAACAAGCCGCTGCTGGCGGGTGTCATTGGAGAAGGTGTAGCTGTCGAGTTCTGCACCTATGCTGAGATCTTCGCACAGCTGCCGAGCTACACCGTCATCTGCTCGGACCCCGACAACACTCCGATTCCGCGGGATCCGGGACCGCTCTATGCGACCATCACCATGATGGGCGACAAGTTCTCGCGGGCGACCTTCAAGGACGCAGCCAAATATGCAGACCGTCTGCCGCCCGAGTTCCAGGTGCTCTACCTGAAATCGGTAAAACGGCGGGAGCCCTCCTTCGTCCGGGACCAGGAGTTCGTCCGGCGCAGCAAGCGTCTGGTGACCTTCATGGCTGAAGATGACATGGCGATGGTCGCATGACGAGCACACCCCAACCCACCACAGACCGGGTGAAGTTCGTCTGCCCGGTCTGCAAGTCTGACCGGATCCTACGGGATGCCTATGCGTCGTGGAACCAGGACACCCAGGAATGGGAGCTCCACGATGTCTACGACTACACCACCTGCCAGGACTGTGATGCTGGCAGCAATCATCGGGACGAGATCCCGATCTGAACGAGATCCTTCCCCGATCAGGGGGAGGGGAGTCGGAAGGACCTCAACAGGGCTTCATACCTTCCGGCTCCACAGGTCCCGTCCCAGGGTGCTGACTTACCTGGGATGGGCTTGGTCGGCGGCATGCCCCCATGCCGTCGGCGTGGCTGTGTCAGCAGCTGCCAGGAGATGACCGCCTATCAAGCGGTGGCGTATGACAGGGAATGAAGGGATTAGCCCCACTGGCTCCAAGAGCTATCGCCCAGCCGAACATCAGGATGTGTCCTGAGCATCTCCTACCCCGAGGGTGTGGCGGAATTGGTAGACGCGGCGCTTATAGGGGCTCCAGAACCCGAACGTGCCGGAATTGTGGGTTCGACTCCCACCACCCTCACCTACCACGCAGTTCCCGGTCTGCGTCATCAAAACCGGGACCCCATTCCCTGAACCATGGAGCTCCCCATGCGAGACCTGTCTCAGGTCGTCGTGCCCGATCAGGCCACGCTCGACACCCTGCTGTCCAAAGCCAAGCTCCAGTTCTTCGCAGCCAAGCGCAAGGGCGTCGGCTTCCTTGGCTCCCTGCTGTGTGATCACACATATATCTGGGACGACTCCCCGAATTGTCCCACCGCCTGGTGCGATGGCAAGACCATCTGCTTCAACCCGCGGTTCTTTGTGAGCCTGGCTCAGGAGCAGCGTGTGACCCTCCTGGTCCATGAGCTCTGGCACACCGGCTATGACCACATGGACCGGATCGGCAACCGAGATCCCGAGACCTGGAACGAGGCTGCCGACTACGTCATCAACAACCTGATGGACACCTGGGGCTACAACTTCACAGGCATGGACCCCCTGCTCGACCATCAATATGACAACATGACCACTGAACAGGTCTATGAGATCCTGATCAAGCAGCCCCGCAATCCCAACCGGGCGACAGACCCAAGTCCCCTTGGGAATGATGTCCGCCCATCCCCGTCCCGCGCTGACCAACAAGCCATCAAGGAGAAGATCGTCAAAGCTGCCCAGGCCTCGAAGATGGCCAAGGAAGCCGGGATCATCCCTGGCGAGACCAAGCAGCTGATCGAGGAGTTTCTCAACCCGATCCTGCCGTGGGAGATCCTGCTGGAGCGGTTCTACACCGAGCTCTCGAAGGACGACTACAGCTGGAAACGTCCCTCCCGGCGCTACGAGGATGAATACCTCCCGAGCCTCGATGGCGACAACAAGCTGGATCACCTGATCTACTACATCGACGTGTCGGGCTCGATCACCAATGCCCAGATGCTGCGGTTCCTCTCCGAGGTGAAACACATCCACACGAACCACACACCGAAGAAGATCACGGTGGTTGGTTTCGATACTCAGGTCCAGTTCGTCCACGAGTTCGAGGAGGGCGATCCCTTCGAGAAGATCGAGATCAAAGGACGGGGCGGCACCAATCTGAAGCCGGTCTACACCCATATCCGCAAGCACATGCCCACCGCGGCAGTCGTGTTCTCGGATCTGGAATGTCGGCCGATGTCGAAAGACCCCGGTGCCCCGATCCTCTGGGTCATCATGGACAATCCCTCGCCGGATGGACTGGCTCCCTTCGGCCAGCGCATCCACATCAAGGCCTGAACCATGAGCTGCCTTGCAGACACAGGTTGGGAGCTCTTCCTCGAAGGGCTCCAGACCGCCAATCCCAAGAAGATGCAACTGGGCATGCGAACCATGGCCCGACAGATCAAGGAGCAGCCTCGTGCAGTTCAAGAACCGCAAGGAGTATGAGCCCACGCACATCAAGACCCTGGTCGAGATGTTGGATGGGGACAAGGAAAAGGCCGCTTCCCTGATGGGCTGCCACTATGCCACCGTCGTCACCGCCATTCGGGAAGATGTGGCTACCCGTCGTCAGGAAATATCGGCACACAAGGCCATCATCCGCCTTGAGACCGAAGAGTCGATCAGGCGGCGGCAAGAGGCTGAGGCTGCCCAAGCCAAGCTCAACGAACTGCTACTACCACCGCTGCCACAGCCACCCGTCCTGCCGCTGCTGGAGCCTCAGCAATCTGGGCACTATGACAGAAACCCGCCACTTCGTCGGCCGATCTTCATGAGGCCGGTCGAGGAAGCCCAGGTCGTTGAGGATGTCCCGGAACTGGGGCCGAGCCTTCCCCCAGACCACATGGTTCAGGTCCTGGTCTCGATCCCGGCCAACAAACTCCAGTCCTTCCACCGGGTCACAGCCCTCATGGGCGCCGAGGTGGCAGAACTCTGAATCCCTGACGATCCCTGTCAGGCTCCCGCAGTCGGAGGGTAACCCGGCATCAACCCCTTGCATGAAAGGAAGCACATGCTTCGCAAGACCCTGATGCTGGCCCTGTTGGGACCGGCCCTTCTCGTCATGGCTGCCTGCGCCCCTGGCCCCAATGCCGTGGCTCCCATCCCGATGCCAGTCAACACCTACATGGACATGAACTGTGTCCAGGCGAAGGCCGAGCACACCCGTGTGACCAATGAGGTCGCGGCCTTGTCCAAGAAGCAGAAGAACGCTGCCGTGGGCGATGCCATCGGCGTCTTCCTGATTGCGGTGCCCGTGTCCTCCCTGACCGGCAATGACGTGCAGGGAGATCTGGCTGTGTCCAAGGGCAAGCTGCTCGCAGCTGAAGCCCGCCTGAACTCCTGCCGCTGATCCAACCCTCAGCCGCCCCCGCTTGGCCTGCCGGCCTGCGGGGGCTTTCTGTCTCGGGATAGTCAGATGAAGATCACCGAAGAATATTTCACCACAGCCGTCGGCCGAGAGCCTGTGATCGACGATCTGGCCCGCTGCAACTGCCCCAAGGCAGGAGAGCTTGGCCATTTCCAATGCGGCTGGAACCACCAGAAAAACCTGCCGGTCTTCATGGCTGGCCCGGAAAAGAAAGAACCCACCACATGATCGTCAATGGCGCATCCCTGCTTGCAGCAGCCCCGATCAAGGACATGCTCACCACCAAGGAGCGGGCTCATGGTGTGAGCTACGGTCTGGCCGAGGCGGGCTATGACATCCGCATCAAGCAGGACATCACGTTCATTCCAGCGGGACATTACCAATACATCCCGGAGCAGGATCCAAACGTCCCCTACGTCAGAATGACCCGGAAGCTGATAGGGTGGGATACCGTCTTCTCCTATGACCCCAGCCTTGGTCCTGTGCCCACTGAAGGGACTTCTGGCCGCTTCACCATCGCTTCCGCAATCGAAGAGTTCCAGATGCCCCATGATCTCGTGGGCGTCGTTCACGACAAGAGCACCTGGGCACGGCGCGGTCTCTCGGTCTTCAACACCGTGATCGAGCCGGGCTGGAAGGGCTTCTTGACCCTTGAGCTGATCTACCACGGCAACGAGCCTCTGCATATCAAGGCGGGCTCCGGCATCGCACAGATCCTGTTCTCACGCGTCGAGAACCCCGCCGCCTATGATGGCAAATACCAGAACCAGGCCGATCGGCCGGTGGCTGCCATCTACGAGAAGGGGTGAGCCAAAGCCCAGCGGGCGGTGGCTCAAAACACCCGCAGCAGGGGGGATTTGTAGTCTGGATCCTGACCCTGCCTCACTCCCCGTCTTCATAGACCGCTGGCAAGTCGGGCAACATGCCCGGCAGGCTCGGTTGCGAGACGGGGGGTAACCCATCCCCAGAGGGCAGCTGTTGCTCGCCCTGAAGCATCTTCGGCACCTGCCGGAGCTTCTGCTCGACTTCGGGCAATGGCCTGGGCTGATCCGATCCTGCCAGTAGGATCGTGCCTCTGACCGTGGCATAGCGTAGACCGTCCCGGTTCTTGCGCCAGGCCACATGGCTGTTGATCGCATAGACATTGACCGTGCCGGAGCTGCCCACCTGCAGCACCTGAACCCAGTTGCCTTCCCGCAGAGTCTCCATGGCTCGGCGGATCGAGATCTTGCTCACTCCCATCAGCTCGGCCAGGGCATTGTGGGAAGCTGCAACATAATTATCCTTATCAGCCAGAACCACGAGCTGGTGCATGAGGGCCGCTGCCATGGGCTTCTCCAGGGTCAGCTGCTTCCATGCCTCATGGGTAGACAGATCGGTCTGAACGAAACCCTGCAAGGGCGCCGGTGTCTTCATAGGTTCTCCAGATGAGCAGGGGTGTGTTCATCTCAGCCACGAATCGTATCTGGCAGCATGTCTTCCCGTATCTGACTGGTCAATCCACGACTCAGACCGTGCTCATCTGAATGAGCAGGGGGGTGCTCATCTAGGTGAGCAGACCCCCCTGCCCAAGCCCTTGATTCACAAGGCTCGAAATCTTGCCCTCTCTTATGATCTACAGGACAGGGGACGGGTCGTGTCGTGTCGGGCGAAGCGGCTCCCCACAAAGCAAGCGCCGACCGATGCGATGCGGCCCAGCCCCTGCCTGTCTTGCGAAAACTTATCCACAGATCACAGCTCTGCCTCTGTTCTCCTTTCCAGGAGTCAAGGGAAAAGCCATAATGAAAGGAGGAGCATGGCATCCACTATCCGAACCATAGAGGCACTATGAGACCCTTTGAGAACAGCCGCTTGCTCCCAGAAGATGATCCAGACGAGATCTACTCCGCCCATGCTTCAGACAACTATCCCCGCATCTCGCAGATCACTGTCGAGGTCTTGTTGGTGGGAATGTCCGAGCACATGCTTCGGATCAAGGCGGATGAAGATAGCCCTGCCCGGTGGGTCCACCGGCAGGGCATCAAGATCCTCTCCATGTCAGACCCGACAGCCACCCTCTCCATGACCGAAGCCAAGGCTATCGACTTGGGTCTGGTCTGATGTTACACCACACCAAACCACACCGAATGTTCAGGCGGTGAGGTTGGAATGGGGTGGCCCGGAAGTTCTCGCGTTCCTTCGGGCCGGGCCACCCCAGGCGGGCTACTTGCGCGGGTGCTGCTCCCGCTCTCGCAGGTAGCTCGCCATCATCGCCTCGAGCATCTCGCCGTTGGTCAGCCGGGTGGCAATGCACAGCCTGCGGAAGCTCTCGTAGACAGGTTCCTTCATGCGAAGAGACATCTGCACTGTCGGTTCCTTCTCCCGCCGTTCCCGACGGCTCCAGCTCTCCTGCTCCAGCTTCTCTTCTGCCTTGGCCGAGACCTTCTCCAGGACCTCGGGCGGCAGGAGATCGAGGCCGGGCTTCACGGGCTCGGAAACCATCCGCCGTGCCTTCTCTGCCTCAGCTGCCACGGCCGAGACAACATCCACAAACTCCATCTTATGCGCCATGGTTCACCTCCTTCGCGCCCGGACGACTCCAACCCCGGATGTCGTCAATCCACCCCATCACACCCTTCAGCTCCTCGACGAAGAGCTCGGCATTGCCAATTGCCTTGGGAACCCCGGAGACCTCGTTCACGTCGAGATCGTAGAGGGAGCCGCCGTAGGCGCTCAGTGCCGCAAAGGCAGTCCGTTCAGAGAGCTCGGTGGTGAAAGCCCCGATCTTGTCGCGGATCTGGGTGTTCACCGACCGTTGCAGTCTCGACTTCACCGCGGCCTTGGTCCGGGTGAAGAGGATGCGGACGGGGATCTCCCGGTTCCGCTGCATGGCTTCCCGCTTCAATTGAACCAGGGTGTCCACGGCCTGCTTGGCTTCCTCGTGCTCGTCCCCCATGGGGATGATGACGAGATCGCTCTCCGACATGGCGATAGCCGTCAGGCTCCGCCCTGCCCCTTGGGTGTCGATAATCACATAGTCCGAGGCAGCCTTGGCCCGGTCCAGCTCGCCGATGAAGCTCCGCTCACCCTTGGAGGCGATGACCTTCAGACGTGCATGGACCGGCGCCCGCTCGGACCAGCTCACGAGGCTCTGGTTCGGGTCGGTGTCGATCATCGTCACCCGATGATGGCGCATCAGGATGGTGCCAAGGATGATCGCAGACGTGGTCTTTCCTACGCCGCCTTTCGACGACGCGAAGCAGATGACAGGCATCGGCAGTTCTCCAGTTTTCCCAAGACTGAGGCTGCTCCCGAATCTGGGACCTGTCCAGAGAAAAATACACCACACCGAACCAAATCACCATTTTTTCGCCCAAAACCCCACACCACACCACCAGATGTTGGGTTTTTTGGTGGTTTCCGCCCCTGAAAATGAACTCCAACAGGATCCCTACATGAATACCGTGACACTGACCCAGGGGCAGAAAGACGCCGCAGACGCCTTCCTCGAGTTCCTCCTGACCGATGCGAAGACCTTCGCCATCTCCGGCTCGGCCGGCACAGGCAAGACCTTCCTCATGACCTATCTCTCTGACCGGGTCATGAAGCTCTACGAGCAGGCCTGCAACCTCGTGGATGTCAAACCTGACCTGACCCAATGCGTCTTCACCGCCACGACCAACAAGGCGGCCGAGGTTCTTGAGCAGGGTCTGAAACGACAGGTCACCACAATCCACAGCCTCCTCGGGCTGAAGGTCACCGAGAACTATCGCACCGGCAAGACCGAGATCCAGAAGACCCAGAACTGGCGGACCCGGTCTGGACATATCGTCTTCATCGACGAGTGCTCGATGATCGACAAGGTCCTCTATGCCATCATCATGGAGAGCTTCCCCAACTCGAAGATCGTCTTCGTCGGGGATGCGGCCCAGATGGCTCCGGTGGGCGAAAGCCAGTCGGTCCTCTATGACCACCTGGATCCGAACCACCACGTCACCCTGACCGAGCCTGTCCGCAATGCCGGGCAGCCTGCCCTGGTGGCGCTCTGCAGCCAGCTCCGTGAGACCGTCGAGACCGGCATCTTCAAGCCGATCAAGGAGGTTCCCGGAGCCATCGAATACCTGGATGCCGATGACATGCAGGCCGGGCTTCGCCACTACTTCACCGATCTCGATCCCGCTTGTCGGGTGCTCTGCTACACCAACGAGCAGGTGCAATCCTACAACGAGTTCATCCGGGAAGAGGTGCGTCACCTGCCGGTCGAACCAACGGTCGGGGACATCATGGTGGTGGCTCAGGCCTTCTCCCGCGGCAACATGACGCTCTCGGTCGAACGGGAGCTGCAGGTCTACGCTGTTGGTGAGGTCGAGGAGAACACCAAGTTCCAGGATTGGGGTGTCACCATCCCCTTCCGCAACCTGCGGGTTGGGGCTCCCGGCATGACCAATGTCAACCCGGACCTCCTCATGGAGATCCCGGTGGCGGTCTACCCTGAGCAGGTCACTCGTCTGGTCAAGGCCACCGCCAAGCAGAAGGACTGGTCCACCTACTTCGAGGCCAAGGGCGCCTTCGCAGACCTTCGGGATAAGTCAGCCTGCACGGTCTACAAGGCCCAGGGCTCGACCTATGACGCAGTCTTCGTCGACCTCACCAACATCGGCGCTTCCTACGATCCCGAGCAGGTGGCCCGGATGCTCTTCGTGGCCTGCTCGCGGGCACGGAGCAACGTCTATCTCTATGGCCAGCTCCCCGGCCGTTACAACGACTCGAGAGGCAAACCCCTATGGACACCCAAGGATTCATCCGAGAAGTCTTCGAAGCCATCTTTGGCAGCGAAATAGAGCGTCTCAAGACCACGCTCAACGAGCTGATCACCCAGAATGGTCTGCGGGGCAACCCGTCCTATGGCTTCCTCTATGGGGGGGCCTTCCATACCAACATGGATCCCAAGACCCTGGCCAAGTTCCCCAAGAAGATCCTGCACCCGGACCTCCGGGAGCAGGGCCAGATCTATGTCCAGGAAAAGGCGATCCTCGATCGTGGACTGGCAGAGGTGAGGCATGCGCTCACCGCCCTCCTGAAGCCCTGCAAGGACCTGCAGGACATTCGGGATCTGCTGACCAACACGGTCGTCTTCTTCCTGCCCAGTCTCCAGGGGATCCCCCGGACCCGAGATCCGGGCTGGGCTTTCGCAGGCAACACCATCGAGATGCACAACTTCCAGCACACCGTCGGGGTGCTGGAGGCCCATCTCGCCAACCGGCTCATCTGAGGCAGACATGAAATACCAGACCTTTTCCGACATGGCGACCGACCGCTTCGAGGTGGCCATCCTTGTCCCGAAGCTCTCGGCAAAGGACATGCGTCGGGAATACATCGAGGCTCAGACCCTCGATCCGACTGAGGTCATTGCCTATGAGCTGCTGCAGCAAGGCAAGAAGACCCCTGCCACCGTGCAGCGGGAATACCTCGACGAGCTGGTTCCCGTGCTTGGCGACCTTGGGGTGAAATACCTCATGGTCGGGGAGACCGAGTATTTCAAGACCCTCTGCGGGGTCCGCAAGGCCGAAGCCTATCTAGGCTATGCGATCCCCAATGAGTGGCCGGAAAACATGGCAGGCCAGTTCATGGTCTTCTATGTGCCCAACTATCGGCAGGTGTTTCACAACCCGGCCCCCACCCGAGCCAAGATCACCCAGGCCTTTGATGCGCTCTGGAACCATCGGCAAGGGCATTACCGAGATCCTGGCTGTGACATCATCTCCTTCGCAGCCTACCCCTCCACACCCACCGACATCGCGGCTTGGCTCGACAAGCTGATCAAGATGGATGTGGACCTCACGGCCGACATCGAGACCTTCTCCCTGAAGCATCACTCGGCCGGCATCGGAACCATCGCCTTCGCCTGGAACAAGCACGAGGGCATCGCTTTCCCAGTGGACCTCTCGGAAAATCCAGAGGCTGTCCGGCGCTTGCTCGGCCGGTTCTTCCGGGAGTTCAAGCACAAGCTGATCTGGCACAACATCAGCTTCGACGCCTATGTCCTGATCTACCAGCTCTTCATGGAACACATCTGCGATACCGCGGGTCTCCTCGATGGGCTGGAGGTCATGCTGAAGAACTGGGATGACACCAAGCTCATCACCTACCTGGCGACCAACTCCTGTGCTGGCAACGACCTTGGCCTCAAGGCTCAGTCCCAGGAGTTCTCCGGCAATTACGCGGTCGAGGAGATCAAGGACATTCGGGCGATCCCGCTTCCTGAGCTGCTTCTCTACAACCTGGTCGATGCGCTCTCCACATGGTTCGTCCGGGAGAAGCACTGGGACACCATGGTGGCCGACAATCAGCTCGAGATCTACGAGACCCTGTTCAAGCCCGCCATCTGGGACATCATCCAGATGCAGCTGACAGGCCTTCCGATTGACCTCGAGCGGGTCAAGGAGGTGAAGGCAATCCTGGAGGTCGATCACGTCGCAGCCCTGCATCGCATCCAGAGCCACAAGCTCACCAAGACCCTCACCCACATGCTCAACGATGAGGCTGAGGCGGCACGCTATGAGGACTGGCTCGACCGTAAGGCCTCCGGCATCAAGGTCCGACCCTATACCCCCAGCAAGGGAGATCTGGAGTTCAACCCGAACTCTCCGCAGCAGATGCAGCGCCTGCTCTATGAGCTGGCTGGCCTTCCCATCATTGAGAAGACAGCCACAGGTCAGGCTGCCACGGGCAAGGAGGTTCTCGAGAAGCTCCGGGCAGAGACCGAGGACCCCAAGCTCCTCGACCTCATTGACGCCTTCCTGGCCTATGCTGCCGTGGACAAGATCCTCACTGCCTTCATCCCAGCCATGGAAGGAGCGGTGCTTGGACCGGACGGCTGCCATTACCTCTTCGGGAACTTCAACCTGGGCGGCACGGTCTCCGGCCGACTGTCTAGCTCCAACCCGAACCTGCAGACGATCCCGGCAAACAGCAAGTATGCCAAGATCATCAAGTCCTGCTTTAAGGCTCCCAAGGGCTGGCTCCTTGTCGGACTCGACTTCGCCTCCCTGGAAGACCGGATCTCGGCTCTGACCACCAAGGACCCCAACAAGCTGAAGGTCTATACCGACGGCTTCGACGGGCACAGCCTCAGGGCTCAGAGCTACTTCTCCGAGCAGATGCCTGACATCGAGCTGGCCCCGGAAGGTGCCCGCTGCTTTGAAGCCAAGATCGGGGACCGAACCATATGGTTCCACGAGCAGGAACAGGTCTCCTACCTCGGTCAGGACATGACCGGGCTGGAGCTGTGGGAGCGCCTCATGAACGTCAGGGTCGCGGCATAGCCGCGCCCCTTGAGATCCCCATCAGGTCACTAAATCAAAGGAGGGCGTTATGCTCACATTCGATGTTTCCGTCTCCGGTGGACAGGTTGGCCGCCAATTGGCAGCTGATCCTGAAGAGCTCCGGTATGCCCTAGAAGCCATCATGGAAGAGGTTCCTGTTGTTGAGCTGGGAGAGGATCTAATCCGGCATCTCCACAGCTTCGGTCAGGCCCAGGAGCTCGCAGACTTCCTGCGGGCGCTGGCCGACCGGATCACGGCGGAATGGGACAAATGAAGCTCTACACCGCCCACCTGCAGGCCCTCCAGGGCTTCTACGCCTCCAACGTCTATGTGCTGGCCCCGGACATCTTGCAAGCCGTTCAACGGGCATTGCAGGGGATCAAGAGCCACGTCGCCGAGCAGATACACGACTACGGGGGCTTCTTCGTCCTGAACTGTTCGCAGCCGGATGAACCAGGCCATGCCGAAGAACTCGCCGACTTCTACCGTAGGGTGGAGATCGAGTTGCGGCGGAAACTCTACGAGATCCCCGAAGGGGTCATCGTCAAAGTGAGGAGCTGAATCATGAAATCCCCAACCATCACTGAGATGCGGAAGGCTCTTGCTGACGACATCTACGACAGCCTGACCAATGACCGCACCTATCGGTCCTGTGTGGCCGACCGCATCGTCAAGGATATGGATGATACTCAGGTCATCCAGGCCTACGAAGATGCCGAGTTGGGCAGCTCGGTAGATGATGAAGTCTGAACCATGTTCCTACTCATTGCCTGGCTCCTCATCATGGTTTTCCACGCCATCAATTGGTATTGCGGAGCGCCTGCCCGGTGGTCATCGGTCTTCTGGTTGTCAGTCGCTCTTCTGTCTGAACTCCTCGCCGATTACAGCGAGCTTCCAATATGATCACTCT